ATGACACCTACATCTGAAAGAACCAAGCTTACAAAAACTTTTGTTGATTCCGTGCCCTTGTCACCTGGTAAACAAGTAATTTATCGGGATAGTGAATTGATTGGTTTTGCTTTGCGCGTAACCAATACAAAAGTTTATGTAGTTGAGCGTCGTGTTGGTAAATCTTCAGTTCGGGTGACAATAGGCAAACATGGTGAGATTACCCCTTCCCAAGCACGTGATAAAGCCAGTCATTTATTAGGCTTAATGTCTCAAGGCATTAATCCTAATCATCAGAAACAGCAAGCTCGTAAAGAATTGCTTGCTGATTATGCCAAAGCTGATCAGCAACCTACTCTTATAGATGCCTACACTGTCTACAAAACTGAACGTGAACTTAGCAAAAATACTTTAGATGACTATAATCAGTGTGTGGATGATTATTTAGTTGAATGGCGTGATATCAAACTAATCGATATCACTCGAAAAATGGTCCAAGATAAGCATGCTGAATTAACCAAGCGTTCAAAAGCCCGCGCAAATTTAGCAATGCGATTCTTCCGAGCTGTTTTTAACTTTTCTGTAGAGCATTATCTAGATGTAAACGATAAACCAATTATTGACGTATCTAATCCAGTTGCAACGCTTAAAGCTAAAAAGTCATGGAATAAAGTCCGCTCTCGAACAACATATATTCGAAGTAACCAGATGAAGGATTGGATTGACTGCGTAGTTTCAACAGACTGGGTTGGTCAAACATATAGAAATCCAAGTGGTTATACTAACCAAGATTTTTTATTAACTGTGTTATTGACCGGCTTTCGTAGAGAGGAAGCTGAATCAATTGAATGGGATCATGTTGATTTAAAATATGGTTCAATCACATCTGTTGACCCTAAAAATGGCGAACCTCTAACATTACCAATGGGGAAAATGCTGCATTACATCATGCAGAAGCGATTTGAGCGGTCTGGTGGCGGTAAATACGTGTTTCAGGCAAGACACGGGACCTATCATATTGTCAATCGTAGTAAGGCACGTGCCAAAATTGCAGAGTTGACTGGAATTGATTTCACATATCACGATCTGAGAAGAACATTTGCAACTATTGCAAATAGTCTAAATATTGGTTCATACACCATCAAGAAGCTCGTAAACCATACTATTGACACTGATCAGAAAGATGTCACTGATGGCTATGTTCAGGTTTCATTTGATGATCTTCAAATTGCAATGAACATGATTGAGGACCTACTACTCGATGATGAAATTATTTCGAAAATTAAGAACAGAAAATTTAAGAAAGTTACCCGTTACTATGATTATCTTGATAAGAATGTGACGGGACAACCAGAAGAAATAGAGGATGCCCTCAAAGCACTTTCTAAAGTTGAGCAACTTCAAGCTAAATATCGAAAAGTTCAAGTTGAATAAATTCCGACCAAATGCAATAAACTCTGCGACAAGTTATGACTTCCCCTTGTTTAAGCAGAAAATTTAAAATTTGTTAACTTGATGGGCTATAGAATATCATCTTGATTACGTAACGAAATCAAGGAGTCACTATGAGTACATCTTCACAAATCATCGAAATCAAAAATCACCTAAGGCGCAAATACTTTACTGACATCGAATCAATTTCACTTCTTGAGCCAACTACGCGTATGTCAATTTCAGTTGCTATCGAGAAAGTTGCTGCCGGCTTCCCTTCGCCCGCGCAAGACTATATAGATAAAAAAATTGACATGAATGAGCACTTAATTAAGAACGAGTGTGCAACGTTTATTGTTAAAGTCGCTTCACTTTCGATGATTAATGCTGGAATTGACATCGATGATGAACTCATTGTTGACCGTAGCATTGATGCAAAACATCGAGACATTATCGTGGCTTTGGTCGATAATGATTTTACTGTTAAACGCCTAATGATTGATGACGATGGAAAAGTCTGGTTAAAAGCGGAAAACCCCGAATATAGCAATATCTATCTGGATGACGGACAGCAGCTGGAGGTATGGGGTGTCGTTACTTTTGTTTTGAAGAATACAAGAAAGTCATGAGACACGAGCAAAAGATTTTCGCTTTAGTAGACGTTAACAATTGCTATGTCAGTTGTGAACGTATGTTTAATCCCAGTCTACGGAATAAGCCCGTTATCGTCCTCTCAAATAATGATGGCTGTGCCGTTGCACGCTCCAATGAGGCTAAAATTCTTGGAATAAAGATGGGTGTTCCTCTTTTTAAAATCCGTGAAATTGTGAAAGAACATAACGTAAAAGTACTTTCAAGCAACTATACTCTATATGCTGAAATGTCACGTCGATTTCATAAGATCTTAGGGGAATATGTCACTGAGTCTGAAATAGAGCCTTATTCTATTGATGAATGCTTCTTAGATCTGTCCGCATATCACGAAAACTATAACTTAACCGAGTATGCACAAGATATGAAGCAGAAAGTCTTAAAATGGATAGGACTGCCCGTTTGTGTCGGTATAGGTCGTTCAAAGACACAAGCGAAAATTGCTAATCATATTGCTAAAACATATGTACACTTAAATGGTGTATGTAATCTTGATGATATAGATCGAGGGGTCCTGAAACATGTGTTTAGAGGTATAGATGTTTCAGAGATTTGGGGAGTTGGACGCCAACATACAAAAAAACTAAATTCATTGGGTATTAACAATGTGCTCGATTTTATTTTTGCAAATGAAAAATTAATAAAAAGTCAGTTTTCAGTTGTTATGCACCGGACTTGGCTTGAACTTCGCGGACAAGCTTGTATTGAAATAGAGCATACCCCGCCGTCAAAAAAACAGATTATTAAATCCTGTTCATTCGGTGCACGTGTCACCGAGTTAAATGATCTTAAAGAAGCCATAGTAATGCACGCCCAAGAAGCGTGTATAAGATTGCGGGAACAAGAATTGCTTTGTGGGACAATCATTGCGTTTGTTCAATCTAACCCGTTTGATCCGAATGTCCCATATTATAATAAATCTCTTAGTTATACATTCCCAGAGCCGACTGACTACGCCCCAGATTTAGCGAAAGCTTCCGCATTAATGCTAAATCATATTTATAAGAAAGGTATTAAATATAAGAAGTGCGGTGTCTTGTTGACGTGCTTAGAGCCAAAGAGCGGTCATACTTACGACCTACTGACAGACTTTAACGAGGTTGAAAGAAAAGAACGCTTGATGACGGCGTTAGAGGGTGTACATAAAAGATTTGGAAAAAAGAAAATTGCTATTGGCCCCTGCTTTCTTCCTGAGCGCAATTGGTCAATGAGTCGTGATAAATTAAGCAAAAACCCATTTAAATGGGATGAACTATTGGTAATAACCGATTAATTACATGAGCTTCTTAAAGATGTGAAAGGCTTAGTGACATTTTAGGAATTATCGTTTAATTTATTGATAATGAAATATTTATATGATTAAAAATGAAATACTTTACATTAATCTTAACCTCTATGACTTTTGTCATACTTATTACCATATTTTTTTATAAATTAACTGGGGTTGTTTTCGATGTTAGTAATACGACTAATGCTACACGACTTACTTTAGCAATTTATTTCTTTTCAGGAATATCAACGCTCGGGGCCGTATTAGCTGCATTTTATACTTTACATATTCAATCTTTAACTAAACGTCCAACAATTATTCTACAAATCATAGGGTTGAAAGTTCAGTGGAGTGACCTTATTCAAAAATATGTTTTATCAATTAGAATTAAAATGCTTAATACTGGTGGAAATGCTTTTTTTTTAAGACTTGACTTATCTCATAGGAGTAATAACGAAAACGATATAAAGTACGGATTTAATAATTGTAGAAATGACTTTGACATCGTGAAAAATATTACAGAAAAAGAAGAACCCTATTACTTAACCATTAATTTTAATGTGATTAATGAGTCTACCCTATTTGAAGACGTGTCGAATTTAAAACCTTTTATAGAGCTTAAATACACTGACAGTGAGAATGTTCAACATAAGCAAATATATCTAATAAAATATACAAAGAAATTAGACAAGAGTGATTTTTTTGAGTTATCTAAACAAAAATTATTCGATAAATTAATAAAATAACCCAGACATTTAATCTTATTTAAAAAAACTAAACAGTATATTCTGTATATACCCTGCTATCATGCCCTCATAAAAATTAATTAGAGGGAAAAATAATTATGGCAACACCTTATATCGTGGTTGGATGTCCAACAACCGGTGGTGGACAGGTCCTTTCAGGAAATAGCATGTTCCAGATCGAAGGTATCCCGATAGCTTGTGTCGGAGATAAGGCTACATGTCCCAAGCATAAAACGGTTGCGACGATCATTTCAGGCGACCCCCACATGCAAATCTTTGGGAAAGCTGCAGCAAGAGTGAATGACTCTTTATCTTGCGGCTGTAAATTACTGCCAAAACAAAGTTTAGTCGTTCAAGACAATGGTGGCGGGAGTTCAAGCACAGATAGTAGCTCAACAGCAAACACTCTCATGTCACAAATGGCAAACATTTTTGAAGATAAATTTAAGCTCGTATCTCAATCTGGCGAGCCGTTAAAAAATATTAATTACTTGATTACCCGTGCTGATGGAACAACAGAAACAGGGAAAACTGACAATTTTGGATTTACCCACTTGGTAAACACCAATGATCAGGCCGAAATTCTTTCTATTCAAGCTACTTATGATTATTAAACCATGGATAATTTACAATATTGCGATGCTAGTCAAACATCAACAACGCCTAAAACTGACAAATCTATTAAATCGATTGTTCTTTGTGAATGTACTGGAAATGAGACAGCTACCTACATTGATGAAAGTAAAATTCCATCATTCAATAAGCCCTTCAAGTCACCGATTAAATTATATTGGATGAACATTCATAAGGATGTAGGCTTATTTATTGATGATTCAGAAATTAGAAAATGGGTTAGAGATGCATGCAAGTATCATAAAATCCCCCATATTCTTCTTGCCCTCATTCTTCAAAATGAAAACAATCCAAATGCTCCAGGATGGAGAAAATCAGCTCAATTTGCAGAAAGAACAATTACCACGGCGGCAAATATTGTCGATAAGGTAATTTTTATCGTACCGGATAAAGTTTCAAAAGGTTCTTCAGGTATAGCTAATGTCAGTGATAAAGCACTTATTGACGGGGTACAAAATTCCTTGAAGAAATATTGTCGCCCACCAATCCCTTCTTCAATTGTCAAAAATATAATTGGATTAAGTACTGATACCAGGATTTCAGGTGATGATTGGCGAAATGATCTTTACTATGCTGCAGCCCATCTAAGATATTTGATAGATAGAGAGTTGGGCAATTGTTTCAATGGAGCAATGACTACTGAACAATTGAAGAAAGTGATTAAAGCTTATAATGGATCAGGACCAGAAGCAGAAAAATATGCGAATAATGCTTTGGCAAATTTAAATTTAGCAATCACAGGAAAAGGGACATTGTATTTCTATGAAAAGTAGTAGATTTTTCTTTTATCTTATTTTAGTTATCCTCTTGGGAATTGGCCTATTCACCTATACTTTTTCAAATCTATGGCTATTAGCCACTGATCAAACAAATTACATTCCCAAAGAAAGTAATATTTTCTTTTTCCATCCTACCAAAATTGATGAAGGTTCTGGCGGATACTGGAGATATGGGGCAGATTTGAAAAATTATTATTACTTTTCTGAAACACAGGAAAATACTTATTATATTTTTGATAAGGATACTAAATGTCCGAATATAGACAAAACAAACTATCTAACTTGGTGTAGTCCATTGAAAAAAACTAAATAGTTGAAAGGTCCTCTATCTTGAGGACCTTTCAAATTGCTTTTACACATATCCCAACTTGAATATTGTTGTTGATAGTGTGTGCCGAACATCCTGGTAATAAAAACAGAATTAACGAACCTACTAAAAGTGGGATAATTGAACGTTTGCATTTAAAGACAAGAGTGTCAGGGACGCCTCAAAGCATACTCAAACGTATCTGCATAACCAGCAATTAGTTTGGCTTTGTCTGTACCATTAATGATACGGCGGGCACCTTCCTAGTCTTTTTTTCTTTTGTAGATGTAATCACTTAACTTTTTACCCGTGAACCAGCCTTCTTTCATACCTTCAAGCATAATTTTAATTGCATGTTCTTTTTGGGATGCAAGGTCTGGATTATTTACTAAATCCACTCCAATTTTCTTAGAAGCTTTTTCATAATTGGCAAACCAAGTTAATTGAACGTATCCACGGCCATAATATAAATATGGATATTCTTCACAAAGATAAGCATTTTGTTTTTTGCTATCTTTAAAACAATAACGTTGATCCAAACTATTCAAATACCAAGTGCCGTATGTACGGTTTTTACCTTGCCCATACTCAACCACGGGTAACATAGTTCTGGCAGTTTCATGCCAGGTAGTAGCGAGAATATAAGCTGCTTGTGCATATGTAATACTTTTATCTGCATCAATCGCGGCTACAATGTCGTTGATAGCATCAATCTGGGTTTGATTCAGTTTGCCAAACTTTTCCCGAAGCACTTTAAATCCAGCTTCAGTCATTAACATTGTCTTTCCCCTGCACAGAATTACGCACGTCATTAGCTACTTCAAAAATGTCTGAACCTTCTTTCTTTTCTATGTAGTTGAAGGTCCAGCGTACAATTGCCCAGAATGGTAGACCGCAACAGAATATGATCCCGCCCAGCGCGCACATACCAAACCAATTTAATGCCCATTCATGTAGTCCAAACTTTTGAACAACTAACGAACCACCCGCGATACTTCCCACTAATGTAGTAACTAGTGAGACAACCCATTCTTTACGTGTTCTGGGCATCCGAGTCATTACAACAATCAAATACGCCAACGAAGCTGCTAAGGATAAAATGATCAAAAGGCCATATAACTTCACTAATGCAGCAACGCCCACCCCACTACTAACTGGCTCAGCCATTTCAATTTCACCAATGTTTTATTTAGAGTTATTTTGATTTATTGGTAAAACTACTGTTTGGTATGGTTCCAATAAAAAACCACCCCGAAAGGTGGCTGTGATTTGAATCAAATTTCAGTAATACTTAAACTTGTGCTGGTGCTAGGCATAACCATAAAGAATCCTCGTCAACCATGCCGTTTCCTTGAGTAACATCAACATCAGCAACAAAATTTTCTACTGGTTGAAGCCTTACGCTTCGAACGGTAGGCCAATTGTTGTAAACAGTAATCAAAGTCTGTTCCATGTTTCCAAACACGCAAGTTAAGCCTACTGGTCCCATGTCGTTAAGACTGTTCAAGGTCAAGTTGCTACCAATCTGAATATCATTTTCATAAACGTTAAATGGCACATTTACAAAAGAAGCTAAAGAGAAACTTGATCTAACTTTCGAGAACTGCACATGTTCACTTGTACTTTCAGGTGTGCAGGTAAAGCTAGCCTCTTTTGGCGACAAACAGACTCCATATTCTTTATCCTGAACAATGGTTGTATACGTAAAGTCACTTTTCATAAGAATTTTAGCAGGTAGTCCATCCTTAACTTTTATACGAATTTTATGACTGAGACTATCATTGTTTATGTACTGCACTGCCCCAACCAATTGATATCCATCTGGCGGTATAACTGGAGGAGTATTCTCACCAAATCCTAGCCAAGCCGGTGCAAGTGTGTTCTCAAGCCAGATCACATCATCAATGTAAATTTCAGCTGAGTCACTATCAGTGTTTCCAATTGGTTGAAACATATAAAACCATACCCAATTGCCTGCACCATCACAACTTATCGCCGGCACATCCAATGGAGCTAAGCAGATACCAACATAATCACCAGATTCAACCACGGCGCCATTTTGCTCACCTAGATCTACAACAGAGTTAGGAGTCTTAATAAGCCGGATACGGCGGTTGATTTCTGCGCTTAAATTTTTGATTTTGATCTTAGGCATTGTTCCCCCTTTATATGATTGCTTGAATTCGTGGCGCAAAATCAGCCCAGCCAGCTGCAGCCTTATAAGCGTTCACAGCCGCTGCGGGTACATAAATAGGACACTCATTAGCTGGTATTGAGCCTGGTGCAATTATTGGCGGCGCCATTGCTTTAACAGTGATTTGAGAAAGCGTATTCGAATAGTCGCCTACTCCATAAAACGCATTTTCTTTAATTTCTTGAATCCCCGAGCCTATGAAGATCTTGGTTGTGAGCTTCCATTCTCTAAATGCATATTCTTCAATAACCGTGACGCTATCAGGTATCACAAGTGTAGGTTGAGCTTTGAATGCCCGATCAAATGCAAACTGTGGGACCCGAGTAAGTGAGTTGGATAATGCAATACTTGTAGCTTCTTCTAAGCCATAGAATGCATGGGTTCCAATCGCTGTTACGCTATTAGGCATTTCTAGATTTTTCAACTTCTTCAGACTGTAGAATGCACTATTCCCTACTGTTTTTAGGGTGGATGGTAGTTGCAGATCAGCAACTTGCATACATTCAAAGAAAGCACTATCACCTATGTCCGTAATAGTTGTGTTGATCTTGAGGGACGTCATGCCTGTAATCCAATCAAAGATTGATACACCGTTGTCCGCCTGCTCTCGCTGCCTATTTTTCGCATAATTTGCAGGTATAGGATTACCAGTTAATTCACGATACGTTTGACCATTTACCGTATATTCAATATCCCACGGTGGCTCAACAATTGGGGCTGGTGACATACAAACTTGGTTTTTTAAAGCTGTTGGGTTATTCCAGATAACATTCAAAAGATTGACATTACCAGCTTTCATTTCAAGTCTTAGATTAGAATCACTGACATTGGTAATTTTAGATATAGCTGTATATACAGAAACATCCTCAGAAGATTCATTACCATAATGGTAGTAATATCCAGCAGGAATAATTTCTGGTGGCGGTAGTTCTTCGCTAGGTAGACTTTCCCCAGTGATTAACCCTGACAATATCGGGCCAGAATCTTCTAAGGAGTAATCTTGCCCATTAATATTGTAGATGCTACCAAGCAATGCATCACTCTGTTCTTGAACGGTTGAACCTATCTTTCTTAGTGTTGTTATGAAAGCGGTAGGAGTTGCACCCTCGCAACCAATCACAGGTGACTCAACGGTGACTTCAAACCCTGCTTCTATAAGGTAAGCAATTACATCATCAATGCTTGTAGCATCTGGCCGCACCAGCTCACCGTCAACTTCAAGTTTCCAATCGCCTGATATATCAATCCAGTCTGTGACATTTAACGCATCAGTACAGCTAATTGGAATGCTCTTATTAATTTCACCAACACGCAAAACTTGTACGCTTGGCACGCCGGTATCCAGGCAATCTTGCACTGCATTGTAATAAGGGTTTAAAGGATCATGACCAAGTTGGCCGCGGATGTTGCCCTGATGAATCACCATCGGCTGATCAAACCGCCCACGCATAAACTGCCCAACAATCACGGCGTTGGTCAGTCCAGCATTTGTTTGTGTTTCAGTTTTGTCGATAGTACCTTGACTTTGGATACCAATGGCATCACCGAGAATTTTTGTAGTGATCATCGTCTACCACCTAAATTATTTAAGCCTTTAATCAATTCATTCCCCAGCTTTAAAAAGGTGTTGTACCTTTGTACTTCTTGTTCAATTTCCTTCTTCCGTTCTTCCCACGCATCCGATGAGTAATAATCAGCTTCAAAACTGATAGGCAATTGGAGAGCTTCAAATAGTGACATACCGCAATGGCCCGCCAGACTTTGGGCAATGCTAAGTAAATGATTTGTCCAACTCTTTGATGATTCCGATAAAACAGGTAGAGGGTCGAAATCGTAAAGGCGCGTCATCTGCACCTCTTTGCACTACGAATCCATCGTTGTTCACATTTAATTCAACATAGGTAAAAAGCTTGCTATTTAAAGCAATGTAATCCTGGTAAATCAAATTGAAGTCACTTTGCGGAAGTGCCTTTAAATAATTCAAGCGTTTCGAGAATTGCTCTAAAATTTCTTTTGTTGACAATGAGCGATCTGGAAACGTACCCAAATGCTCGTGATTCTCATATCTGATTTGAAATGCGAGTAAACATGCGATCCACTCCGCTGCATTTACACATTTTGATTCAAGAAATTCAGCCTCTGTCCCATTTAACTGTCTTACGGTGACACCTTGCTCTGAAATTTCTTCATTCCAAAGTAATCCAGCTCTAAAACAATCTTCAAAATTCACTTCGCTAGAAAACAGCGTATTCGTTTGGTTTTGGACATACTTCAGCATCAAGTAATAGCGTTCTTGTACCGTCATCGACATTGGTGAAGACATATCTCCCAATGCATGCCCAAGGAAGGATGAAATACGCTTTTCGTTAAGCCTAAAGTCTATCGCTGAAACTTTTAAGGCATCGTTAAATGTCAGCTCATTTAACTGATAGATATTATTGCCAATAGGAATAGCTTCGAAATCCAACATAGTTGTCCTCTTAATTTACTGTATATAAATTACGAACATCCTGGGCATCCCAAGCAGTTCGGCTGATAAGACTTAAATTCACTGTCAGGCTCAATCGATTCCCATCTTCATCAATTGGAGCAACAATCGGCGCTGAAACACTTTGCAAGATAAACGGCAGAAAAGTTTTGCCATGCGTTGTGAGCGATAAATAAGGGGGAATGATTCCCGAGAATAGGCCCTCTACCCCTTGATTAGTCAAATCTGTCAAAACGGTGCCTTGAGATAGATGCTGCGGTAATGACCATGACTGAAGATGCATTAATTTTTCTTCAACTTCTTTTCGCGCATCTCTTAAGGCAATAAAGAAAACACTTAGATTTAAATGGACAGAAGCTGTTGAGAGGAAAACTTGAGTTGTGTTTACCTTGTTGAGATTGGTTTTACCTTCAACTTGTTTTGCAAAATCAGCAATTGGTTGTATCGCTGAACCCAACCCACTTGCAAACTCTCCAAATACAGCCCCACTGACAGCCCCAATTGAAGCAACAGTCTGGCCTGTTTGTAAGCCTGCCATTAACATAGGCATTTTTAGTTCTGGATTAGAATTTTCGAACGGCGTTTGCCATTGACTCTCGAAAGTACTATCACCATCGGTTAGAAAAGCCCTTATAGTTGGTTTAGTCGCATCCATCGTCACCAAAGGTTCACTGGTGTTTTCATCCCGAGTAATCGTACACAGGTTAAACTCTGCAAACTTATGCTTAGAAACATAGCCGTAGAAGGGATCAGAACTGTAGTCCTCTGGCTGTGTAGTCTCTGGAGCATTAGCTGCTTGAGCTAGTGATAAGTCTGCCATGAAATGAAAATAGCCCTATATTAATAGAGCTATTTTGATTGACTTTTCACTTTAAGATTTACGCGTGTTCCAATTAAGCTGGGGCACTCGCCGATTCAAATTCTTTTATCTTTTTAATGATTTCGGCTGACTTGTTGTAAGGCATAACCACTTCACCGTATTGGTTAACTTCGGCAAACCAGTAGCTTGTCAGGATATTTTTAATAAAGTCGACTTTCAGACCATTGCCATTAAACACAAAGTTACTTCTTTCTGCCCGCACATATAAACCATAATGATCCAATTGTTCATCGATTCGTAATTTTCGCGGTCTTACTTCGGCATCACGTATCAAATCAAAAAGCTGCTCAGGACTTTCTGCATGGGAAAAATTAAAGTTCTTCGGATATGCAGGCGCATCTTCTGGACTACTATGCTTTTCTATGATCACGATTCGAGTGTTAACACCGGTACCAGCATTCCTAAAAGTACTTAATGGCAATGAAGCTTCACCAAACAAATAGGCTTCTTTTTCATTTCCTAACCAGGTCGAAAACTTCTCATCCATGGCACCACGCGGAATGATGGCAACTATACGCCCACCATCATAAAGATGCTGAAAGGCTTTTTGTACATGTTGAATTGCAAGCGAACCAGCATTACCAAACGGTGGATTCATCACGATAGCATGATACTTATTGTTGGTACCATGGACCTCAAAACCGCCAACAATTACGTTTGCACCGGTATTCGCCATTTTAGCTCGACTTGCCAGAGATTCGGTCGGTTCAATCATCGTTAAATTGACATCGTTCGGCGCGAATCGTCCAATTGCCCCATCACCAGCACTCGGTTCTAGTACATCATCCCCCTTGTGAACACCGGCCCATTCAAGCATTTTGTAACCTAACGGCTCAGGCGTTGCATACCACTCTTTGCCTTCCCTATTTTGGCGGCTTTCGGTTCTCTTGCCTTTAGCATAGTAATAGGTCATTGCCTTATCAAATGGCGATAGTCTAGCTATACGGGCATTTTCTTCATCATATGCCTTACCGCCGATACCATCTAATAATGATGGCTCATGGTAATCAGCTTCTTCATATGCTTGGATCAATGCCTGTTTAATACTAACTAGGGCATCCTCACCTTTTGCCAGGTTATCCACCGTTTCCGCTCGTCCAGCAATTGTCTCTGCAAAAGCCATGCGTTCCCAATTTGTCCCTGTGGTGAAATATCGTTGAATCGCATTAGAAGCTTGTCCAACCCGATAAATACGCCCTTCCGTTTGGCGCAACTTGGCGGGTTTAATCGGTTGGCCGATATTAATGTTTACGCGTTGGTGTGTTCCCGTCGTATCATGCAAAGAAATACCGGTTGAACCAGCGTCCGACTGCACGATTAACATGTCATAGCCACTGTTATCCTGGTTAAACATATCTACATTTTTTTGACGGTCTTTTTTCGATATACGCCCATTAAATAACAATGCATTTGGGAATGCTCGGCGTAAAGTTACCAGCGGCGAATTGTAATTGCAGTTCAAACGAATCAAATCAGGTCGTTCTTGAACTAACATCTGATATTGAGCAGCTGCCACAGCGTTGTACTCACCATCTTTTTTTGATCTAAATTGTTCATCGGTGAAAGCAAAAGGCTTAAAGCCGCCACCATCATTATAATCATGGAAAATAATAACTTTTCGACCTAAAGCAAGGTTCTTTTTAAAGAAGGGAATTCCTTCTTCAGCCTTAATTGCTTCAAGTAAGCGACGACGAGATAGATAATCAAATCGTTTGTTGACCAGACTGCTTAAATCAGAATATTTACTGTTCCCTTTATCATCTTTGGTATCCCAGAGATAATCCAAACCTTCATCAATTTTTTGGCCTACATTAGACCGGATTAAGATAAATTTTCGATCATAGTCAAACTTGAGCTGCAGCTCACGACCTGCCATGGCCCCTGATTTCTTTAAGGTTTCAGCAAATTGACGTTCAAATACGCCTTCATCAACTCCACCTACTGGACGCGTAAGTTTGTTATAGCGCATTCTATAGCCGAAATTCGACATGTAGAATTGTTCACGCGCACCACCAGAGTTATAGCCCCCTGACGAATCATTGTCATATTGAGCTTGTGGGGCCTTGAAATTGAATAAATAGCCCTCTGCCCAGTCAACGGTTTTTATATAAGCAAACGGCGTTGCTGAAAGAAATACAACCTTTGCACGCTTCCCTGTTTGATTGGCCCAATTTTTTTCCCACTCTACTTTGTGATCATGGAGTAATTCATTCCATTCACGGACCATTTCCTCAGTACGTTCTTCTTTGGGAAGGACATATGGATCATGCTCTGAAAACCGCATTTTTGCCCATGCATAGAAGCCAGCATGATGTCCGGTTAAGCCCCGCAAGTTATTCAATGCTGATGTTGTTTCACCATCCGCGCTTTGCATGAGAGTATGCGCTTCATCAACAATAATGAGGTCCCAATCCTTTTTGCCTAAAGATTTATTTTGACCAAAATTTGCGTATGTAGTGACGACAACATTTGAGTCCCCGCCGTTATCTTGGGTATCACTCAATTGGTGAATCTTAATATTTAAAGGTGTACCAGACTTGATAAAATCACGTGCAATTTTATCGCTTAAAGTGACGATTAAGATATTTTTTAAGCCGGCATTCAAAAACCGTTTAACAACGCCAAGCCCTGTAAAAGTTTTGCCTGTACCTGTGCCATTTGTAAATAACACGCCATTGGCATCATCTTGGATTAAACGCTTTTCAGCTATAAAGACATCATCACATTGTTCTGACAATAGATATGGTAGAGCCTCACTAATGTTTTGAGTATCACACCATTCTGTTGGTGTCCCTTCAGCTGCAGCTTGTAATTGTGCCTTAGCATCTAGCTCAGCTCGAGCTGACTTAGCAGATTGAACAATTGATCTATCTCGTTTAGCTCTAATAGATGATCTTGAGCTAATACCTGTACTGCTTCGGCTGCTGTCATCCCCTGTAGAACTGGTTGCACCTCTCCCGATTGCAGGTTCATCTCCTCTATTTCCTGTGCCAAGTAAACTTGCATCATTAGTTTCTGATACCCCAGTACCACCGTCTCGGAGTATCCCTCGGTCATTAACAGCTTGGCCTGTTGCTCCAATCTCTGTTCCATTTCCACCTGGTTGAGCGTCAGCAACTGTTGATCTTCCTGATCCGCGACGAAGTTCGCTAAGTTGTGCCAAATCTGAATCGGTATTTGTAACATTCGACAAAGCCTCTTTTACTAATATCTGTGAATCTGTTAATAGCGTATCTGGTAATTCAGGAAGGTGTTTAGCACGTACAACGACATGACCACTGTAAATAAAGGCATAAGGATCATGTTCTTTTGCTGTTTTGATAGGTACATTTTGAAGTGCTAATACAAGTAAAGGTTTGCCCTTTCGTGTAATGTATTCAATTAATTCTTCTTCACAAAGATAATAGACTTGTGCAGTTTTAATTTTATCTAAAACACCATCCGGCGTACCTTTAACAATAAAATCACGCAAGTTGGAATCAAGCTTATGAATTGAATCATTCAGCAAAAAGTCAGCGACTTGCTTTAGGAGCTCATTATCTGCATCAAGTTCCGCGTAAGATAAGACCTTTACGACTTCATTACGATCAATCGCAATTTCACCTGATAAGACTTTTTTAAAGTATTGCGTAATTTCATTAATGCTTTTTAGCGCATCAATTAATTTATCGAGAGAACTAAGAACATTTTCAGGCTTTAAAGAAAAGTTATTTTCAAATATGGACATACAACCCTCAACATGGGATTTTTCTTAGGGCCATGTTAAGGGGTGGAATGCGTTTAAATTTTAAAATGTTCCAATCACTTAGATTGATAAAGAACGTCTAAATACGCAATAGAAGCATCATCAAAATCCTTCATCAAGCTTTTATCCAGCTCATCTATGATTAGCGCTGCCAATGCCACAGGATCCACTAACGAACCAGCTTGTTTTATTGCCTTTTGAATGATTGAAGTTTTCACATCTTTATCATCAAAAATGATTGCGGGAATGAATTTTTCACCTCTTTGTTTAGCCAGCGCTAGGCGATCTTTGCCGGCAACCAGAAAATACTTCCCATGTTTTTCTATTACAACAATTGGGTCCTCTTTACTTATTTTGCTTTCATGAATTTTTGGGGCATTTTCAATATTGATTTTATCAACTGGAATATGCTCGTAGTTTCCATCCATTGCCCAAGAGTCGAACTCGGACCACGTATGTTGAATCTTGGTAAGCAAATCCTTCATTGAAATCTTTTTTATTCCCCCAAAACCTTGCCACCCTTCCGCATAATTAGACATATAGATTGCTTGGGCTTCTTCTTCTGTATCGGCACCTAATATCACTTTTTGTTCATCAAATGAGCCATCTGAATTTATTTGACTGATGATATAGGCAAATTCTGGTTCTTGCGCCAGATGATTCTTAACAAACACATCAATTTCATCACCATCGGCACCTGTTGTATTTTCAATGAAGCCATAATGATGACTCAGTTTTATTTTCCATTCTTTCCCTTCGGGATCAACCCCAGATCGAGTTGATCCGGCGGGATTTTCGATTGCTATTTTTAAATCACCAATTGAGAAACGTCCTTTTTGGTATTCACCAGTAAGTTTCTGTTCCTGAGTTGGAGAATCTAAACTATTCAGCGATGAAGTTGCTGCTTCATGTGCTTTCTTATCAAATTCAGTTAAACGGTTATAACCTTCGAAAAGGTGATCAAACCAGGTATTATCATTCCAAATTGAATCAAACATACTTAAATTGGTGTTTTCACCATAGTTTTCTTCAATGATGGTGACGGCATAATTAATCGCATCTTTAATGCTTACAGGCTCAGGTTCTCCAAATAGCCCCATGTTTTGCCCATCGATTGCCTGTTTTTCTGCAAATTGAGCCATGGCCTTAAATAGTAAGCTCATTTTCTTTGCACTTCGGCTATTTTTAGCGAGAAAGACTGCAAGTTCTGCAACACCTTCGCCCAAATCCCCAAACAGTCCCTGCTGTTTTACAAACTCCACAATATCCTGGTCATTGCTCTTAGCGGCCATGATTGTATTTGCAGCATCGATAATGGCATTTGCAACACGCTTATCAAGGGACTGTTCAATACTATCAACAATCGCACTTGATACTTCTTGGACATTTCCACGGCTGGCAGCTTGTGCCTCAATAAATTTTGGTGCCGCAACACTAAGCGCATTAAGCATGTTTTGCAGATCCGGCTTTGATTGATCTGCCATCATTTCAAGTAAGCGGTCATCATTATAAGCCTTGCTAAATATTGCTGCTTTAATGCGCGTTACAAGGGCCTGTGTAGGTTTTCCATCGGTACTGATATATTGAGCCGCTTCCGTTTCGCCGATGGATTTAAGAAAGGATTGAACAAACTTTTGATTACCGACCGTTAAAAGATCACCATCGTCACCAGGCGCAAAAAGAGATATTAAATTCTCATCTAATCGTTTGGCGTCTGATTTTGCCCTTTCAGTTGCAGTAAAAGATAATTTGTCATCTTGATTCGCCTCTACAGTGAATTGTGCACGATCAACTTCCGATGTTCTTATACGGACCAGAATAGGTTGTTTAAAGCTTTCTAGTTGCTCAAAACTAAATCCAAAATACTCTGCCTCATCAATCAACCATTGCTTATATTCATCGGCACTGCCACGCTCATAAGCAAGTTGTATTGCCATGGTGCGGCCATTTCCAGATTCAACCACTAAATCATCCCCAATAATGGGTGCTCCAGTATCAGCTCGACCAGAACGGCCCAAACTTTCAGGATCTAGTGTATTTGAAGTTTTCTGAACCCACGCCTGTGATGCCTCACGGCTGCGGTCCCGCGGTTGTAGTTCTTGCGGATAATTCGGGTTTTCGCTTCCACTGGCAGTATGTGAAACTATCACCTGGTCAGACTCGACGACTGCAAAAATGGTAGAAACCTTGGTTCCCTTCGCCGTTTTCACATTGTTGGTTCTTCCTTTAACGATCTTAGGTCCAACCTTTTGGTTATCCCCCCAAAGTAATGCTTCAGCTTCTTCTTCGGTTAGTGCATTACCTTCTTTGTCTAAAACTTGTACGATTATATTGATTTCTTCATCTTCGTATGATTCAATAGAATCAAAGCCAGCTTTAGAGTCTGTGGTGCCTTGAGCATGAGAGATAGACCGTAAGTTGGCTTTTTCTTTTGCAGCCCCTAAGAAATACAATAAATTGCCATCAGCATCTAAAGCGACTTTCAAAGTTATGTTTAAGGTGAAATCTTTAAGATTTATGCCCTTAGTAAAATGATAATAACCAACGGCGCTATCTTCACGATCTTTGTTCAAAGGTACTAAATCACCAACTTCACCCGTCATTAAAACATCAGGAATATATGGAATTGCAAGATATTTCACATCCCGCATACGGTCATGCACTTTTCCTCGGGATCTTGAATTAATACGGACCAAACCTATTTTAGTTTGAACGACCTTCCCATTGAGGTGATCATTGAAATAAGCCTTCGATGCACTTAAAAGTTTGCCGTCATATTGATCTAAATTTGATAGATATTCTTGGTACGTTTTACTGGCCTTTTCACCATCCCATTCAGTAATAACTTGTTTGCCCAATTTTGAAATCATTGCATCAATTGCGGTTAATGCATCAGAATCGTTAGAAATATTATCGATCTTGTTCATTTATAAAACTCAAAAAAAATAGCCCATTTAAGGACTATTTTGAAAGCTATTTGCTTGTCTAGGCTTGTTCAGTTCCAACTATCTCATTAACTTGAGATATCAAAACATTTACTGCCTCAAGTAATAGTGGATCATCTAAGTTTTTCTCGGCTTCACTACGAACATTTTGTAGTAGCTCAACAGAAACTTTGACATCACCGTCAATGATAGACTGAAACAACTTATTCACAGCGTCATTGGATTTTCCACCAAGCAACTCGATCAGTTCACGTAATCGCTTGGTGCTTTGAAGTTTCTCCATTCCCTTTTTTTCAGGAATTGACTCAATCAGGCCACGCAACTCTTTTGTGAGCTTCAATTTTTCTAATGCATTCATTTTAAGCAATTCCTTAGTTTACAGTTGCAGCTTGATTAACTTGATATACAGAGTAGGCACTGACAGCTTGCTCAAATAAATCATTAATCTCTGGAGCTAACCGGTTCCCGATTTCTTCCAGATGGGCCTCAACTTCCGGTGCATTAGAAAAGTCCACTTCACCCTTGATGACTTTACTCAAATAGTCAGCATCATCATTATTTGCACCATTTTCTGGCTCGATTTCTTTTGCTTTTAACAATGCTGGTAATGCTCCAAAGGCTGGGTACTTTGCAATCATTTCGTCCAGAGTTTTAAAGAAACGTGGCATTCCATAGCCTCTATTCCAAGCCCGAGATTGAGCATTGTTTGCTGATACTTCCCATTCACCATTCGGGTTGATATGAGCAGTCCAATCATCAATTTTCTTATCGTTCTTGAAGGCTTTATAGAAACCATTACCATGATCCTCAATAGGAGGATAGACTTTTGTTTTAACGGTATTTTCTTCTAGACCTTTCTGCCAACGGGCAATTGTTTGCTCTACTGTTTGGATCATCCGCTCAATGGATTCTTTCAGTCCATTGGCTGTAGCAACTTTACTAAATGGCCGCTCAAGTAATGCTTTGGCATCAACCAAAGCCTCACTGATACCTTCAGGATAGTTCTGGTTGAAGAATTCTTCAGTGGTACCACCCGTAAGCCATCTATGGCGAATGCTTAATGCATCATAGACACCTTTGCCTTCGGCTTTGGTCACTGATTTAAGATTTGCCATCTGTGTTGCTTGAGCAGCAGTATCTTCCACGTTGGCATCATTCGTTTCTTGGGTGCTTTGGTTTTTAAGTGAATCAATCTTACTCAATAAGCCTTCAATTTCAGCGGCCAAAGCCGTTTTCTGGTTTTGTTTATCAAGAATACGCTGCTCTGTATCTGCCAATGTCTTAGCATTTTCCGCTTTCTTAGTTTGAGTTCGTTTAAAACGCGCACTATTTTGATTTACCAATTTCACGATACGACCTGCCAATACCGGCAATGCAATACCTTCACCCTGGTTAGGTTGAATAACACCAGTCACATCACGATTATTCATCAAAATTTTCCAAGATAACAAGGTATCTTGAGGACCAATTCGCTTAGCATCACGATCAGGATTGTGAAATAGGATCGTAATTGTCTGACCATCTTCAAAATCGTATGAAACAGCCACATTCAGTACTTTTTTATGTCTGAATGGTTTTTCGCTCTGCTCAACCTTAGTAACCTTCACACCGCCTTTCGAACTGGTTTGCATGGCTTTATGAAGCATGTTCATCAATTTGTCTAAGTATTGATACTCAACAATAATCGAATCAAAATCGGCATATTCGGCACCAATTGACTCGAGCAATTGAGGTAAGCCATCAAAACTTGCTAAAAGACCACCATTATCATCATGGAGCTGCATATCCAATAACAAGTTGGCAGTTTGGCCTTCATGAGTTTTAAGTTCGATACCATCCCAATCAGGTATTACCGCGCATGGGATATCCTGCAACGCGGCTAAATGCGCACGTTGAATTAATTTTTTGTGTTTATGGAAGTGTGGCGTAGACAGATGACGGACTAATCCTTGAGTATTCGTTTCAATAACATCTTCTTCAACAGCATCAAACATGCGTCCAAATTGCAATTGTGCTAAAGCACTGGCATGGTCATTACTTACCGCGCCAAGCACAGCAATAGAGTCAAATGCAGCGACATTATTGATTGACCCTGAAAGGTTAACAATGCGCCATTGATCCTCATCCGTGGCAGACACTGTGACAATTGCATTCAGCTGACGAAATTGTCCATTGATCAGGCCAATTGAACACGTGCCACTATTTACTGCTGAGTCAAAGCCCGCAATAGTCCGGCTGGTGTGTGGTCCGTAGAGTGGTTTAAAAATGTCGATATTACGCATTGAAAAATGCCTCAATATTTCTTGTGATTGAGGCAATTTTTACAGTAAAAGAGTAAATAAAATCTCTATAGTTCCATTCATTTCAGCATCGGGAACATTTTTATAAAATTAAGCGTAACAATCCCAACCCCATTTTTATTTGTCGCATCGAGCGGAATACTTCCCGCTTGCAAAGCTACCAAATGCTGTACTTCAAACACTCTGGTTGAAAAACTATGCTTGTCATAGATATAGATTGTCATCTTCATAAGATAATCTGCTGGTAGAGCTTGGGTTCCGCCCTTTTCCCCACCAGGGAACATGATCTCTTTTATCGCCAAAGCGCTATTCAAAATTGATGCATTTCTAGTCTCAATAAACGGGATAGAGATTTCACCAGAAGCATTACCCGTTATGTAGTTCAGTTGAAAAGCCCCAACATTTGCACTATCTGTCTGGGCATCCAGAACGGATAAATCAATACTTTGACACAGCCATGGTAATCGTGAATTGTCCATTAAAGGAATATTCTCAATTACGGTACTGGCTTCAAACCCTTGTTGACCATTTTCAAAAGCATTAAAGTCACCGGCTTCAGTATGCGTCAGGTCATAAGTATTAAATAATTCAATCGTTTCCTGAGCGATCTTTCCATTTTCATCAAATGGCTCCAACCAAACACCGTAATGTAGTGATGATAGATTTCCCAAGCTGTAAATACGGTCATAATAGATTTTGGCCTCAGCTATAGGCATACCAGACCAGACGCCGCTTACATTGCGAAATTTAGAAATGTTTAAGCGTAAAGTCATTATTCTTCTCCACCAGGTTCAGGACGTGACTTAGCTATATCCGCAGCTACTCGACATGCATCTTCATAATTAAAACCCGCATCTTTCTCTAGAATATATTGCATGGTTTCTTCGCTTAAATATGATTCTTTAAGTGAGTTAATGACTTGAATCTTAAGCAATGATGTATTCATTTGAGTTTGTTTATTAGTATTTTCCTCAGTCACAGCTGCAGATTGAGTACTTGAGAATTCAACTTGCCAAGGATAATCGAGTTCGCCAGCCTCAAAGTGCTCGTTATAACAATACCCCCAATCGATACGCATGATAGCGTTGACAAGCTGCACAGCTGATTGGCGAATATACATCGAACGGCGCATGATTTGACTTGATGTATGGAAGGCTGCTCCATCTCCAATACCGCCTGATAACATGTCAGCCCAACCAACCATTGAAGGATCAAGACCAATCCCGCCCATCAACAGGCGTACATTGATCATAAAAGTTTCAATGTTCACTGGTGCGGTCCGCTGCCCTTTAATATCACCAACAGGATTTAAGATTTGTTTCTCATCCCATGTAGGTAATACATGATATTTCGTATTCCAGATACCTTCGCCACCCTCCATGGCATTTTTAACAAATTTCTCATGATCTTTGAGCATACCTTCTAGACCACGGATATAGGCCTCACGCTGCGCTGGTGGCATTCCTGCCATATTCAGCGTCAAGAACATTTGATTAACAGCATCAGCGACTTGCTGGCTATTCATCGTTGTTAAGGCAAGGATTACGTCATCATATGTTTTCTCAATGGCATATAAGAATGAACCGCCAACTTGCGCAGGAAAAATTGGTAATTCATCAGGATCATCTTCTTCGAGTAGTTGTGAAATTAACCCAGACTCAATCGGATCAAACTGCGGAACATTCTGGATTCTTGGCAGTTTCATTCTCACCATTTGGCGATCATTTAACTTAGAAATTACCTTTGACCAATTTTTGGGATTAAGACCAAAAAACGCAACAGTCTTACTACCCTGTTCGTATGCCTGAATATTGGGAGCATAGGTGTATTCATTGGTTAATAGATCAGTAACACCTTTTCCTTTTTTACCGTAAACACGGGCATATGAATCGCCAAATGAAATGCCTTCAGAGCAAAGCTTAGTAATGTATTTATTTATAATAATTTCGATAGGTCTGATTCGTGCTTCTAGTTTTTTTAATTGCTCTTTTTCAGTGACACTCAATTCACCGCGTAAACGCTCAGCAGGTGTAATAAAAATTTGCTGCCCACTGTGCGTATCACCGCCCAACGCAGCCATCACATGGATGCCTATACCCTCTGCAATAGGGGCAAATTTCAACATTTGTTCCCATTTGGTCAGGATTTCTTTACGTGTACGTTTTCTATTTTCTGTTGTTGTACTTGTACCTAGCGAAAATGGTGCTACAGCATCATACATCTGTGCCATAGCTTCTTGGTTCGCATTCATAACTTCTGATGGAATCGTACTATTTGCACTTGGTCCCAACAAAAGATTTAAAATATCTGAAGCAGCCATAACAAAGTCAAACCATAAAAATTAACTCAATTTTGGCTTGTCATTGGCTGATAGATTTTATCAAGTTCCAGAAGCGACTGGCGGACCACTTTCATCAGTACCGGTTCTTACACCGCCATGAGGATGTGACTTCCCAGATACACCCGCAGCTACTACATCTTCAGTTGCTGAAATTGTACCTTTAGTTGTTTGATTACCTTCATGCTCAAAATCACCTTCTAGAATGAATTTTGCTTTCACTCTAAATTCAGGTGCTTCAACTTTTACTGTCGATCGGGCCAATAGCTCAATATTTTCTTGACGAATTCGCCGTGTATCAACTACCGCACCTGTACCGTGACTACTGTAAAATGCAATAACAGGTCGAGATTGCTCATTATTCTCGAAGAAAATATAAACATCTTCATTTTCCAGAATTTCGCGTTCTGTGTCTTTGTCGCTGTCACCCACCGGATAAGCAAATGTTGCAGTCAAGCCTTCAGCTGACCCATCTGTCAAGCCAGGTATATGAATTTTTGCAGTGCGACTGCCAGCATCATAGCTAAGTATTTTTGCTTTCTTAAATCCATAAAACATTTGCTTATCCTATGAGTTACATTGGTGCCGGAAGGATAGATAATGGTCTATTAGAACAAAATATAAAGCCCAAATCTGGTAGCGAGCCTTCATTAAACTGTAGCTGAGCAACCTGATTGCCGTTAATTGATACGTTATATTGGTTTGCAGGTATCAACACGCCATTGGGTTCTGTAATCTTAATAGAGCTTACAAATGCGGTATATTCTGCAAGTGGTAATTGCCCAATACCCTCCAAATTATAAATTCCATAAATATAGTGATCTACTTGAGAGCAAATATTAGAGCTATGTGTATTGCCAACCCTAAGCACTTGCACACTTGGTACCCCTGTATCCAAGCAATCTAGCACTGCATTGTAAAAAGGATTTTGCGGTTCATACCCGAGTTGGCCGCGGATGTTACCCTGATGAATTGACATTGGCTGATCAAATCGCCCACGCATAAACTGGCCCACAATTACGGCGCTGGTCAGTCCGGTATTTGTTTGTGTCTCTGTTTTGTCGATGGTGCCTTGGCTTTGGATACCAATAGCTTCACCAAGGATTTTTGTCGTATTCATAAGCTTGCCAACCATATTTTTGTCATAGAACCAACATTTCCACCAATTGCACCCGTTTGTTCTTGATGAGCAACAGTAAGAAATACATAGTTCTTTTTATTAATCTCAACCACATCGCCTGCTTTGAGTTCCAGACTCAATGAACGAAAAACAACGCCACGTGGAATTAAAACTTTTTCAAGATTCTTCAATTGTCGAGCGTCCAGCCCTGCCTTTTGAATGATTGATTGACCTTTCGTGGTCGTATCATCACCAATAAAAGTTGATCCATCTTGATCAACTGACACATAGGATGATTTTTGGTGCTTCTCGATTTGCTTGCTATTGAACCATTGCACTTCACTTGGATCTAACTTTAAAACTGGTGCCTGTTTAAAGATCGTATCCAGTTTCAGCACACAGATTTTGTTGTCTCTATAGCAAAACACAGCAGCTTCTTGCTGCAAGTAAAGTGCAAGACGTTTTGATATCAAACTTCCATTCAAGCAAATGAACTCGGGTAAAGGAATATCGTCGCCTAAACGTATGTTTGAAGCACCACATGCCCTATATGCTGAATTGAAGGATGTTTGGTCTAGAATTACAGCTTTTTTGGCATTTTCTAAAATCTTTACACAACCTTTGAATACAGCAATACAGGAAATTCCACCAATTCGTGCATTGTCCTTGATGCTCTGGGACTTAACCGGATTTGAATAAACGATTTCAAACGAATATGGGAAATCATTCACTAAAATTTCTGCGCCATCAATCAGCTGTTCTTCGAGTTCCTTTGTGTGTTTCACTGCAAATTCAATACTTACAGGTACTGGCACCAAATCAGTTCTCAAAGTGGCAATGATCAGTTCAGATGCAGAAATCACCTTATTCGATGAAAGTATCGCTATTCTCACTCACGATCTCCCATAGTTTTAAAGCTGAATGGAGGAGCAACAAATGCATTTTTAGGCATAAGTTCTTTGGTTTCTTTAAAGTTTTGCTCAGCCTCACTTACTGTCATTCCAAAGCCATCACCGCCCATACTTCTTGAGGCTTCAACAAGCTGTGCTTGAATCAAATCACAATTAGCATTCAAGCATGGTTCAATAATGACCCACTCGAATGCTTCAAGCCTTAAGTTTTCATCGATAAAGATGATTGACTGCGAACCTCGCTGGCATGTTAATGTGGCCCAGCCAGCGTATCGTTTGGTTTCCTCAATAAGTGCTTTCAAAACATCATCAAGAAGCAATGAATAGCCTTTCATCTGTAATTTTTGATAAAAGATCATTGCCAGTTCATTGATTGAACCGGCAACAACTCTTGGATTTTGTGATCCATCATCTGGTAATAGCTGCATAACAGTTACCCGAATAATGAACCAATTTGACGAGCAACATTTACAGCTGAATTTGCCAATGAAGTAGCAGATTGAGCAGCACTGACAACATTCTGGACTCGGTTTACTAATCCTTGAACACCCTCAATATTTCGCTGACCTGGTAACACCGTACCATTACCGCCAATGGTCGCAAAATTACCGAAGAAATTGAAATCGATTGGACAAGATACTGTCATTACTTGGGAACGGCTGTCCGTATCAAACTCTGCCATTTCAAATCGAATCGCACAGTTTTCAAGTGCATAAGCACGGGTGAAGCTTTTTACATGCCCATCATAGTAATCACAATCAATCATGCCCTTACTTGCAACGACGTAATCTGCAAATAGTTGATCATGACCAGCCTCAGTGACTAGAAGCTGCAAATTGCCTGTGTAATGTGTTTTAGGGGGGCCGGCGACAATGCCAGTGAAACCACCAGGATACTGGACCTCTGCCGGATCTTCATTACTGACGATTGGACGCGGACAACTTTTGATTAAAAAGCGGTAATCCTCCATGCCACGTGGTACCAACATACCTTGACATGACAAGATTGGTGATCCAAGTTGCTGGATAGCAAGAGCATCAGCCCGCATCTGATTTAAAAGTATTGGATTGACTTGACGCATCTTTATTCTCAAATCTTTTCTGATGCGTCTATTTTGACAATTTAATATGATAAATTTATTTGAAGTTCCATTAGAAAAGCCACCTAAGTGGCTTCTCTATTTTAATATTAACAGGCTTCCAAGCAAACTTGACGAGTTGAAATACACTCACTTCGCGCTTCTGAGCTGTTAGCAGTTTCAACGCAAGCACTAAAATTCATATTACAATGCTTGCGGCATTCCATTACAGGGTCATCATTAAAAATACGCTTTAGTTTCGATTTATTAGTTTGAGCTGTATTCGAACAACCGGCTAATATAATAATCGAACTAATTATTAAAAATATTTTATTTATTGGTATTCTAGATTCCAATCTGCTGCCCTCCATTGATGAAAATGTTTAACCCAAGTTGTCTTTGGATCTACAATTACCTCTCCAGACTCTATTACTCTTTGTGGGAATGAATATCCTGTATCCCTTACATAAACTTTATAGAATGTTCTACCTCTATAATTTGTTGGATTTGTTACTACCAAAGCAGCATTATTTCCATTAGTTTGCAAAACAGCAGAGTTAACGCCATTCCTAATTTCATTACTAAAATCAGAATTATTTTTTTCCTTTTTTACTTCTATTTTTGATCCAGGTTTGGGATAGTTTGATAAGAACCAATCCCTACCTCTGTACCCCCTATCATATTTCGCTTTTTTACAACTTCCCCTATGATTTGGTACGCCGGAACTAAATTTATATAGATTACCATCAAAAGATACTTTATCTGGTTTACAGCTTGTATAGCATGTAGTGCGATCTCTAGCTCTTTCATTTGCATTATAATCATGATTCCAACATGCTAATTCAGGTGTTTCTCCAGTTCCGGTGATCGTAACCCCTGCATATGTTCCAGTTGAAATTATCATTAAAATACTAATTAAGTATATTTTCATAATTACCCCTTTTTTTATTATTAAAATATTAATATGTCATATGTTTTATTTAAATACACGAAATTTTAATAATATCTAAAAGATTATAACTAACGATAAAATTAAGTTAATAAAAAAAGAAGCTATTAAATAGCTTCTTTTTTATAATTTACAAATTATTTATAAAGTCCGATTTTTTTACCTTTTTTAAGCGATCTAATTCGCAGTCGAATAGCATTCGCTGACCGGGCTTTAAGATTTGCTTTTTTAAGACCGGCTTTTTGCTCAGCTGAAAGACGAATCTTCTGACCAGGTAAGCGTTTATTGACGATCTTTTTAACACCATTACGAATAGCTGCAATTGCCTTGTAACGCACTTTACGACCACCAACACGCTTAACGCTCATTTGACCGCGGGAAAGCTTTTTCTTGCCTCCAGCTGAATCAAATCCATCTTCTTCATCTGGTTCGCCATAGATGAACTCACGTACAAACTCATCCATCGGATCTCCATCATCTGGCATATTGGCAATCACTGTATTTGCAGCAGCTTCAATTGCTGCATCAGCCGCCTCAACATTATCACTAAAAATTTCAGCGATAACCGAATCATCTACACCAAAGCTCGATAATGCATCATCAATAGATGCAACTAACGCATCTTCGAAGGTTTGATCTTCATCATCACCATCAATAGCATCCAAGATAAGCGCATCCAAACGATCAGTGGGCAATTCACCTTCATCTAAAGTGTTGTCGGTGACTGCATCAACCAAATCCGAAACGATATGCAAGGCCATTTCGCGCACATGCTCAATAAAAGAAAGTTCTTCTCGGATTGAGCTGGTTAATGCTGTTACGCTTGTAGAAATTTCAGCTGCAGCTGAGTCAAATTCACGAAGAACGTTTTGCTGCGGCTTCATATTAAACGGACTTTTTGATCCAAACATTTTTATCACCTATTATTTAACTAGAACATCTTCATCAAAGATTACTGCTCGGGTTGCACCTTCTGGACGGCGGGCAAGATATAAACGCACTCGTTCAAATGGAAAATCGTTATCTGGTATTAAACGGAATACATACGGTTGACCACTTAATTCTTCTGCGGGTTTCAACCAACCTGAAGTTGCAGCATCAGATAGATATTTTTCAATTTCTTTGCTTGCCTTTTCCAAGTAATCTTCGGTTGGCTTCAGCATATGATTTTTAAGAATATTGACCGTATCATTCTTGGTACGCATCGCGATTTCAGCTGCGTTAATTAACCGTAATGCACTATTTTTACTTTGATATTGTGTTAAGACATCACTTAAAACAAACTGAACACCATTATCAAACTTGATAGGCCGAACAACGTTAACTTTTGCTTTGGCAAGCATTTCTAAGGTTTGTTCATCTTCTAAATCAATATCTGGCCTTTGTTTTAAGGCTTTTTTCTTGAATGGATAATCCTTCCAAGCAACAGCATAATGAATTGGCGCAAAACCCTTCGCATTAGTCCGAGCATTGCGTAGTAATTTGTCACCAATATATTGCCCAATATAAGTTGCCGGTACTTTGCGACCTCTTAATGAAATTGCATCTCGAGGACGGCAAATATTTGGCGACCAAATCAATTGAACTCGGTGGTTTTGCGCATCCAAGCTCTCAGCAAGTTGGGCTGCTTGATCTTCGGTAATTGTTGGATCAATCTCTACATCCAGCGGAATATTCAACTTTTCGGCTACGCGCAAACAAGCTACATATAGAGGTAAGTTATCTGCAACTGGTAAAGCGATATAAGATGGCGGGTCCACAAGCTTGGTCAAGATTTTTACTGTTTCATCTGGATTAAAAGGCGGTGTCGGCTCATCAATTAAAGTGAGAAAAACCTTATTACGCCCTAAGCTGTTAGATGGGTTGAATGCATCAGAATTCAAAATTCCATCTAAAGCTTCCGGTTGAAAACTTAAGCTAAATTCTTCAAATTCTTCGGTTGCATCTGCAACAGAAACAATCGAAGCCATATTCTCAGGATCACTATCAACAATGCCCTGAATGCGAATAACTTCATCACCGGTTATTGCATCAATGATGCGTAAACGCATAGTAATATCTGCTAATGATGGCGCACCAATCTTGCTGAAAAAAGCAACCTCTAATTCAGTATTTTGCAAATAATTGAATGTTAGAAAGTCCAGGCTTAAAACATCTGTACCTACGCCACCAATGGACAAATTACCATTACTCATCAATTTTAAGTTATACATAAATGCTCCATTAGCTCTCTACATTTGAATGGCCGACACGTAGCACTTGCACACTTGGCACGCCAGTGTCTAAGCAATCCTGAACTGCAATGTAATAAGGATTCTGTGGTTCATATCCGAGTTGGCCGCGGATGTTGCCCTGATGAATCGACATTGGCTGATCAAACCGCCCACGCATAAACTGCCCCACAATCACGGCGCTGGTCAGTCCGGCATTTGTTTGTGTCTCTGTTTTGTCGATAGTGCCTTGGCTTTGGATACCAACGGCCTCACCGAGAATTTTTGTTGTGTTCACTCTGTTTGCCCTTTGGCTAAACGTTTAAGTTATTTTGCTCTCATCTAATTTTTAGAATTTCAATAGTTCCAATATGAAAAAACTCCACACAAGGTAGAGTTTCATTGGTTTTGATCTGGTTACTCGGGGTCATCTTCTTCCACTATTACAGATTCAAACTCAATCAAGTTGCCATTGAGTGCATTTAATTGATCAATATTGTTCTTGATCGTATTAAATGCCACTTCACCAGTAACACGAATTTCAATAGTTTGACCAGGCTGAAGATGTACCCCCGTCAAAGGTTCAATTTTTCGAGTTGCCCCTTTATTCAGCATTGATACATCACGAATGACCGGTTGATCACCCAACGCATTTAAGATCGGATTTGTACCATCAAACTCATTCATCATTTACAACCTTAATTTTTTTACCAAGGGCATTTAATTGATCAATATTTGCTAACACACTTTTTAAGTCAGCATGATTAGCACATTCGATTATTGTTCCTTCATCACCAGGTTCAATTGAGATTTTTGAATGGGGTTCATAGACTGCTTTTAGTCCAACATTCTTTACTTTAACAATTAAGCCTTTTTTAGGTTTAATGTCTGCTTTGGCGGTTTCCTGAACAACAATATTTTCGTTGTTATTTACCTGTTCAGTCTTGGATTGTTCATCACCAGATTGACTAGGGTCTGAATTCCCACCCGATGTAACTTGTTGTGCTTGTTGGCCTTGGTTATTTTCAGGGCCAGAGTTCACGTTGTCACTGGTACCATCATCAGATTTATTTTGATCAACACTAGACTGATCACCTTCATCTTTAGATGCCTCACCTTGAGCATTTGAAGCTTCTGGTGAATGGTTGCCTAATGATTCAGTTGATGACTGTAACTCTGTCTGTGATGAAGAAATAACGCCAGAGCTTTCCTCTGCGCCTTGTTGCTCGTTTTGAGATTTAGGTTCTGTATTGTTACCAGCCGCATTGTCTGCTGCATTTTTGGGTTTTGGTCCACGTTTTCTCGGCCCTGTTGTAGCCTTTGTATTTTCAGTTTCGTCTTGTGGATTTTGTTGAACATCAGTCATAAGAATGTACCAGCCTTTTTGAGTTATTAATGAAACAAGATAAGGCGCATCTAGCACCTTATCCTGTAATCGTTATTAGTCTTTGAGCTTCGGCATATTGATTGCTTTGATCAATGCAAATTGATCAGCGTAGCGATCCAATGGATTCAGTTCTGCCGCCTGCGAACCAATCAAGCCTAAAAGCGTCTCACGCGGATCTGGTGTAGCTTCGCTGACTGTCAAAGGCATTTCGATAAAGCCAACAAGTGGATTGCGAACCGGTTCACTTCCGCGTCCCACTAATAGCATCTCGAATGCTTGACCTGCTTCCACAAGTACTTCCGCAGAACTCGGCACGTGATAAACATTCGTACCATCTGCTAATGTACCGATTCGAACAATTTGACCATGGCCCGCTGTTGCACCAGTTTTGGTTGGCATCTTGTCAGAAGATAATTGAGCAAAGAACACTTTAGCGCTATCACCGACGTGTAAATCAAAACCTACAGTTGCGCCGCCTGTGTCTTGGATAATCTTTGTTTTGGCTGCTTCAATGTACTTCATTAACTCGCCAAACAAGTCGCCTGTAGTATTGTATGCAGCGGCTAGGTTGCCTGTAACACCACGGCTTGCATCAAAGGTATATTCACGCTCGTTGTATAGAGCACGCTCTTTACCTTCACCAAGCAATCGAACAGTTTGCTCAAGGTAAATTTTACCTTGCATTAAAGCCACCGCCGTACCCACAAAACCTACATTTAGTTCATTAGTTACCTGGTTCACTAACAATTTAGATGCGCGGATTTGCGTTACGATTGGAGAGCTCACAAGCGAGTCATAATCAGGTGCAATACTTACACCTACTGGTTCAAGCTTAAATTTATTTGAGTTATCACGTGCATCAAAATCAGCCACTAAGAATACTTCTAACTTGGCACCAGCAGGCAAGGCTTGATTTAAAGTGACCGAAATTTCGCTGGTATCTAAATTGATAGCACTTCCAGCTACAGTATATTCGGTACCAGCAATTACCGCTTTTTTCTCAGCAATTGCTGAAATTTGGCCAGCAAGTTTTGATTTACTACGGTTACGCGTATGAGCAACTTCTTTACCATTAATTCGGATAGAGATATTTCCACCGATGAAAGGTAACAATGGCGCCCCTGCTTTCGGTGTTTTAGCAGCGAAGTCTTCGTATTGTGTACGAGCAACTACCGTATAAACTGCACCATTCCCACCATTACTCAATGCAAAGCGGAAACGGCCTTCTGAATATGGTTTAGATGCATTTACACCATCCAGATAATCGCCTTTATTCATTGCGCCGAATGCACGATCTGTCACAAAACGGGCGGCAACAATTGGCACTTCGTTTGAACCATTGTTATTTGGAATATAAGCAATGATCGGGGCCGCATATGCAATCACTGTAGCAATTGTCGCAACCGTCATTGCTGGCACAATACTTACAGATTCTTGATGTGTATTGCTCACATCATCAAATCCGCTTTCTAATTTTAGAAGGCTTTGCTTTTGGGTATCAGTATATTTATCTACTGCCTTTGCCATAGCTAAACCAGCATCTAAGGCAGTAGCAAGTACTGAAGCATGCGGTAATTCACCGCCGTGGCAATATTGGTATTGAGAAATACCCACTTTGATCGCATTATCAATATCACCAGCGCTGTCAAAACCAACAAGATTTAAAATATTATTTAATGCCGTTGGTTTTGTTTCAGGCATCCCTTGGGCGCTATCAAATCCAGTTGTCTCACCTTGCTGATAGAAATAATTCTGGCATTGGTTTACAGCTGAAACTTGCGCCTGATATTGATTGCTTTGTTGATCTGGTAAATCAAACATTTTTTTCACCTGCGGAAATTAGGTTTATGAAAATTCATGTCCTACTTTCTCATGCGAAAAAAACAGCATTTTGGTCTGTTCCAATTGGTTGTCTATATCGAGGCTCAATTTCAAGGCTTTATAAATAAAAAAACCACTCTTATTTAAAGAATGGTTATTTTTTGCTGGATCAAGAAATAGTTTGGTTTTAACCACTGACTCCACTTGATACATAGATTTCAACATTAGCTCCAGCCGTCACTACATAACGTATCTTATCCCAAGCATGCTGCCGGAATGGTTCGGTATCTGGTGTTCCAGCTTCAACCTTAACGATTGGAGACCAATGCTCCTCATTTTCAACATCTGCTGATGGATGATTACTACCGAAAAAATCCACGGCGGCACCAGCTCCAATGACCTGGTAATTAAAGATAGCTGATGTACATTGGGCCACCATTCCTTTATCACCCACCGCTTTACCACTTTCATTGATTACTAAAAAAGTCATAGTTTGAAATCACCAAAAAGAATAATTTTCATTATTCAGCAATTCCAAAATTTCAAAGTGAAAAGTTCCGGTCAAATTTGAGATGCACTAACCCACATTGCCTCCAACTGATTAACGCTAAAATCCAGTTCTGGATTAATCGCAATAATCTTGTCTTTAAGCTCTGTATATAGGCCAACTGCTTTCGAAAATTCGTAATATCGAGCACCGTTCAAATATGCCTTATACATTGCGTACTTAACTTTGTCGGTCGTCTCTACAGCATCCAATAAGGGATTAAGTACTTTGTCTAAACCACAATTCGCCAATAAAAAATAAAACTGAACCGGCAGAAGATTTTTAGGCCTTTGCGACACAAAATACGCTGTTAATGCTCGTTGTGCATTGCTTAAATGAAATGGAAAGATATTAAATTCATTCCCGTTTATTGAATAAGATACCTGTGCCTTGTTAAAAATCTCTATGACAACTTCCTGAGGCAAATCATATGTCTGTAACATTAGTAATCTCCTTATAAAGTTGCTTGTAACACTAAATTTGATAATAAAAAGTAGCTTTCACCAGTTCCACCGAATAAATTTGGATCGACTCTAACCCTTAGCAACTTTTCTTCTCTTGAAAACACTACACCCACACGTTGAATACTGTTCCCATGATAAGTAATCAAATCCATAGCATTTAAATTCGGTGCACTAAGACTTATTTGACTTAGATCAATTTCAAAAACAATGTTGCTTTGATTCGGAAAAGAGCTTAGATGAAATAAGCCAAACACGAACACTGCGCGTAATTCAGTGTCGTAGTATGCTTTTAGCTCTTTTGATGCATGTTCTTGCAGATAATAAGTAATGGGTAATGTAAGTTTTGTTGTTGGTAACTGATCGGATGGCAACCGTAGAACGGTTACATTGCTCTTATTTCCATAAACCGTTATGTAATCACCTGCCACCAATTTTTTATTAAACAACTCTCCATCGCTAATTAAATGAAAATTATCACCATCTTTAACTGTCTCAGGTAGTTTGTAGCGTATATCCGATAAAGCTTCACTCAAATCGAAAATAGTTTCGTAATTATCAGGCAACTCTGAAGCATTTAGTAATTGCCAATATTTACCGAGTGCTGAAGGATTTATATACGTTTCAAGTATCACCCCGTTATGCTTTAAATGGATCTTATTTTGATCAAAGATAAAACTGACTTCTTCTAAGGGGTTTAATCCTTCAGGCGGTAAAAGAATTTGGATGGGTGCTTCTGTATAGCCAGCAATAAGAAATGTTGCATCATTAATAAATGCGCAACCAAAAACAACTTTACCAAAGGGGATGCCGCCGTTTGCATCAAATGCAGCCGTAGGCTCACTCTCAAAGTTTACGAATATATTACTAGACGGCGTTGTCCGATCAATTGAAAGCTTGATCTCACCAGCGATAACTTTTAAATATCCACCTTTCACTTGGTTATTCGCGGTAATTTTTCCGACCGTGCTTGATCCATCAATTGTATTGGCCACATCAGGCGTCACAAGCATTGTTGTTGGTGTTCTTTGTGCAGTAGCAACTAAATCAAGCTCTTTGACTGAGAAATTATAATCCCCACCTCCACCAGGTATATCAGCTAAAATTTGATCCACTTCATCTTTTGTATAGTAATCAGTTAAGTCAACTTCACCTGATTGAGCAACCAACTGTTTAGTGGCAACAATAAGATTTTCCTTTTTTAAATCATTCTCTTGTTTTACATTACTTATGATTTGATTAGCCAACAATGTGCTGCCAATGCGAAAAGTCTCCGTTCTCCCCGCTTTAATTGTTGTTTTGGATAAAGCTTCGAAATAACTGACTATTCCGTTATTCGTAATAGTCACATCCCAAGATAAATTATCGTCAATTAATCCCATCACTTCGTCCTCGACTCTACTTCGCTCTTGACCGGATCAATACTTAATTCGTCACGGCGGTTTAAAATGTAGTTTGTACCAAACTCTGCCATTAGGGTTTGGCCTGTAGTTCCAACAATTTCAAACCAAACAATAAAGCCCTGGTAAATCATCAGTGCGAGTAAATCACCTTCTTGGAATTGCAAATCTGGAATGTTATTTATTTGATCAGCTAACGATTCAAGTTCAGGATCATACGCAGCGATTTGCGCGATAATGGTCAAATCACTTGGATTGTTCATACTGTAGTTTTTATGGATCACCCCGCCATTAAACTTATCAACAAGCACATAAGCGAACCCTAAAGGGTCGTATTCATAGTTAGGCTCATCCTGTATCGATAGAGCATTAGCCTCAAACGAAAGTGGATCAACCGGTGAATGAGCATCAGCTTGATTACTATAGACAATACGCTTACGCCATACTTGCGCTGGTATGGTGCCAAGTGTATTCATTACCACTCGTCTGGCTGCAAGATGACGGCCATTTGCCACGCGATTTACTGCACTATTTAGCATTTAGACCTCTCATATAAATATCAAAATCTTGTTGGGTGATTTCATTTCGCACCCATAGATCAGCCATTCGTCTGGCCTGAGTTTGCTTATCTTTGTTTAATGTATGCAGAACTGCTTCCAATTGCGCCTGTACAGTGACTTTATGAAGTTTATTTTCTAATGCCTTCAGCTCTTTTAATTGCTTAGCAAAGTGCTTTTTAGCCACTTTTTCAGCACGGCGCATCATTTCCTGTTCTGCTTTTTGAACGTTCCCAACAATTGGTTTAGACATCCCACTTTCTAAATCTTTAACTTGTTGATTTATCTGTTCTTGGATTTGCGCATCGGAAAGCTTATATCTGGCACCAACTTGTTTCTTACGGTCAGCTTCAACTTGTTTTTTTAGATATTGAATGCCCGCTGGTGAAGTAATCCATTTGGCGACACGCAGAACATGCTTACATGCAACACCGGATAAATGCGGATTTCTAACTTTAGGAAAACCACCTTCCTGCCTACCTAAGCCATAGCCACCGATGGTCGCCATGTACCGGTACCAGAATGTATGCCGTTCACAATCACATTCAAATCTAATCTTTCCATTTGCAAGCCGATTTTTTACAGTCGAGATTGCTTCTTTTTTGATATCAAAAACCACTGAATTAAAATTAGAAAATTCAACTTCTACATGGTGATTTTGGACCTTACTGTTAGGTCCAGCATTTGTGAGAAAATGAACCAGACCACTTTTACGGCTGATCGGCACGGCTAAATAGATTTGCTCATTGGCGCGGTCAATATCATCAGCCAAGCTCAAGTTAATGATATTCTGAATTGTAATGCCCTTTTTATACTGGTCTTTGAGCAACAGAATATTGTCTTGGAAAGCTAGAATATCATCCCTGGTTATACGCCGCGGACGATCACCCTTTTGTTGGCCCAGAGTTGTAAACAGAACCTTCTCAACATCGTAATCTTGTCCCTTCGCAATATCTTCAGGACGTAAAAACATGGGACGTGGAATTTTGCGACCACGGTCATCGTATTCAATCTCACGTTCTGCAAATGCACGCTGCTTATTATCATCGCTTCGTCTACCTTGCAAATCTCTACGCAAACGCCCGTTCTGCAAAGCACTTTGCATCTGCTTGTAAGCTTGTTGGAAATTATCGTCAATCGCCATAATTCCACCTACGCCTGATATTCGTTTCTTAAACGTAAAACATCATTGATTGTCGGAACGGCGATACGCTTTTCAGGTAATTTCTCCCAAATCCCGCTGACACCACAAGCCACTTGAATTACATCTGTATGAATACGGGAACCATAGATTCTAAAGCTTAATAAAGTGGGGTCTGCCGCTTCATCTGATTTTACGTCCCAGATAATTAATTGATTCAACTTCCCCTGCTGAATGGTTCGATTAATATGGTCTCGAATGGCATTGCGAAATTCATTGATCATAGTTAGAACCCGATTGCTAGCCAAAAAATACCGCTAAATGCTTTAAATGAACCACTGTCTGGATCGGGTGTCTGGCTGACTAGGGTCATGCCATTGTTTGTAATATTTCCCACCTGCGCCCACGTATCATTATTTTGATCTACAGACTGCAGACATATCGTTGCTTGACCGCTAAGACAAGCATTTGGAAATTGCTGAGGGAAAGTTAAATTGAAAAACTTTTCACCCGTCGAAGAACCTGAAAACGGGGTCATATCGCCAGATGCAACAAATCCAAATTGCATAATAAAACCGTTAGGTAAACTGGTGGAACGACCGAAAGAGTTGGGTCCTGGTGAATTTGAGAATGTACTACCAAAAAAAACCCGACCAGCAAATGAAAACATTGAATTCGGATCAATGGCACCATTGACATCCGTATTGTGGAAACCTGCATAGCCAGCTTGAGTTGAAATAGTCATTCCTAAACTTTGATCAACACCATTGCCATGCACTGCAAAATCTTTTGCTATCAAAGTTCCATTAACTTTATTGAGATTTCCATCAAGTCGGGCATTTCCTGAAATGGTTCCGCCGGCCTTATCGTACTTAAGGTCTATTTTGTCATTCAGTAAGTTATCACTTACATTTCGAGCATCTGTCTCATTACTTAAATCAATTTTTGTCGCATACTGCGGATGTGGATCTGGATGATCTAAATGCTGATTCATCAATGCCACGCAAACCGGTGTATTCGGATCAATCGCGATAAGAATATTTGTAAGGGTTATGGTTGATAGAATCATTCCAAAGGTTGAAATAGTGACAATATTTGCAACCAGTCGAATCAGCGGGACATTTGTTGTTGTTGACGCTATTGCAAAAAGAACACCGGTACTTGTGAAAATTCCAATTTCAAAACCATCTGCCGTAATAGTGGGTTCAATGCTCGTTACGAAACGCAATGTTTTGGAGTTGGGTTCTACGCCACCACCATTCAACGGAAAACGTGCAATCTCATTGACTAATGTTGTGTTGCCTAATGCAGTTAATGGGTCATATTTAGCAGAACCAACACCTATATGTGCCAGAGATACTTCTAACCCTAACGTCGCTGCACTTAAAGCAACTTCACGCCCTGCATCTGTTAAATAATATTGAATAACCATAGTTCACCCATTTGTCCACTATGGTTATTATGAAAATTATAAGTCTTTCCTTTTTACCAGTGTTCCAATAATTAGCTAATGGAAATAGTGCATTGACTGGCAATTTGTTTTTGTTTATATATTAATCATCAATTTTTAAAGGAGCAAAAATTTGTTAAAACTACAAAGGCTCAGACCGCCTCGGGTCCCACTAATATACGAACCAGAGGTAAAAATCATCGAAAGTTCAAATACTGATAATAGATCAATGTTTATCTACTCTCATTGTGAATTACTTGAGAAAATAGCTAATTATACCAACATTCCTATAAATCACTTTTTCCGTAATTGGAATAAAATAAGGAAAAGTTGGAACAACAAAAAATTAGTAATGTTCTGGATGGACAAACTCATTACCATTCATAAAAAAGTTGAAAAAAATAAATCTTCTTCGGTCTTGAACCAAAATCATGTTATAGCTTTAGAAAACCTACTTTTATTGATTACTTTAAAAGTTAATCAAAAATCTATCGTAGCACCCATCAACAATATTTTTAGATCAATATTATCAATTTTCCTGCCCTTAATATTTATTGTTATTCGTAATTTCACGATTCAAAAGAATCTCTCTATTTCTGCTTAAAAGGCTTCATCCCATGACCAAACGTATTTAATGACACGTTTGGAGGGCTATCTACGTTTATAACTTCTGAACGTGTTGACAGATCATCTAATTCTAGAGACCTATCATGTCAAAACGCCGAAATAAAAATAAGCGCAAGAATAGTCCGCAAAAGCCGAGTAAAATTAGCCAGCAAACACAAGCCGAAATGAAGTTGGAAATGTTAAAAATATGTTCCAACACGCTAAGACTGATCGCTAATGGCATTTCAAGCTTCAAGTTTATAGATTGGATTAAAAATCTGATTAAAGACTATTTTTAACGAAATAAACCGTTAATAAGGGGTGAAGCAAGTTTACCCCTTATTTGCTAAATCTTTAGCTGCATTCTTCAACTTATCAAAACGTGATTTACGCTCTGCTCGTTCTTGGGCTTCTGGGCTATCATCGGCAACAATCACATTCTCATATGCTTCTGTATAGAACACATTTTCCAAGAACAAGAATGCAAATACATCACCAAGATCGGGTGATTTGATCCCCTGGCGCTTCATTTCATCTTTACTCAGGATCTTGTATCGACTGTGCTCATCAAACGTGTAAGGGATTTTGATAATCTGGTCCTGAATCTTAACTTTGAATTTTTTGGTTTTAACTTTGAATCGCCCAGATTCAATTGCACGTTTTAAGCAAACATAGGCCAGAGCTCGCTTATTCACGTACTCTTTACGATTATCATTGTTGAAGCATGCACCACCCCAATACACTGGCATATACCAGATACCATTCTTTTTAAGGAGTTGTCCTAAGCCTTTACCCGCGCCATTATCATCAACCACCAGAGTGGCATTTGGGTATTTCAGGATACATTCATTGATCTTGGCAAAGAGCTCAGTGATATCATCCTTATTCTTACAAAGTGGAATATCAACGACTTCTACACGGCGTGCCCGATCCCCCCACTGGGCTTCTCCCCATACTTTTGATACTGCAATTACAGAATCATCACGGCCACCCCCGCCACCAACGTCAACAGTTATGACATAACCAAAAATATGTTCGGCAAAAATTGACGCGCCGACATACATGTCATCTGCCTGGCGTTTGGTAATCAAGAATTCATCCGACCGGTCTGGGAATTGTCCTAAAACCCGGATTTGATATTGTGGGTCGTCACGGCTACCGTATTTTTGTCGTTGTTCTTCTAATGATTGCTTACTTACTAGTGGAGATTCTTCACCATTGAACGTTAATGCAATCCAGACACCGCCCGCCCTGTGACTAAGCTTATGATGTGTTTCATAGAACATGCCCGCATTACGTGTTGGCTGTGAGGTCATTACTGCACGGTTATCATCGTGAGTTAACGCCCCTAAAGCAACATCCCAAATTTCATCAGCAATACCACTGGCTTCATCACCCCATAGCAGGTAATTATCAGCATGGTTCCCCGCTAAATTCGTTGGCTGATGCTTTGGTGCTGTTTTTGCAAAGATGTACCACTCTGCCTTATAACCCTTTATATATACGAATTCAGACTGATAACCTACATAGTCTGCAAGCCATGCCAGTGGACCAGCTTTGAGTCTTCCCAGATTAATACTGATTTCTTTCCAGACTTGTTTCTTTAACTGCCCGATTTGCGGCGCAGTAAACATCGTAATTGAATCTTGAAAGAACAATAAGTGCCAGAGTGCAACGATACCGGCTGAAGCTGTTTTACCCGTGTTGTGGTGGACCATTCCATCAGCAGTAAGAAAAGTGGCATCACCATCCAGTACAAAGCCGTAATAATCCCCCTCTCCCAAAGTGGTGACATTATTAATTTTGACTGGCTGGAATTTTCTATGTTTTAGCTCATAGGCTGCGAATAGACGCTTTGTTTCTTCGGGCCATTCAAGATACTTCGATACCAATACTTCCATGGTATCGCCAGCTTTCCAGCCGTTTTTAGATTCAAGTGAGACTAAACAAAGGATATGTGATTTGTTATAGACATGCTTTGAACCGTTTGCATATTCAAACTGGTAAAGCTCTTGATATCCTCTGACGACCTTAATCACTTCCCGCGGCGTAAAGCCATCTGTGCCCATCACGGCATCATTTATTGTTATTTTTTCGACACGCTTCCATTTGCCATTAGCCAAGCGGATTTTTGTGCCTTTGCCGAAGCAGCCATGTCCAGAAGCTACAGAGGTTCGGCTACCATCAAACTGGATAGATTCAAAAAGTAATTCTTGTTGCCATGTCGGTGTAACACCCAATGCCTCTACAGCAAAGGCATAGATGTCATATCGATAACGTGCACAGAGTTCCCACCATTCGGGAATGTACTTGAGAGGTTTTAGAGCCATACGTCACCGTTAAATACTAAACGGCAACATGGTTCTATCGATATATTCTTCTTTTACTTCCTCTTTAGATGTGACGGCATGTGAAACCGCAATTTTATGACTTGCCCAGATTGTGATAAGCGCAGCGATATGACCATTATCTAATGAGCCACTGTCAAACTCTTGCTGTAATCCATTTTTATCAATTTTACGGACCTGCAAAATATTCATTGGATTGTAGCGTTCTAAAGATTTTTCGAACTCAACCAAACCCGCACGAAAGCTTGTTTGATAGATTTGAATCACTTCTTCCAGATGCTCTCTTGGGTCAAATTTCAATTGCCAGTTTTGGATTAGATTAGGTGAATCTGTGACAACAATCGTATCGGCCTGTTGATCTGGTCTCACTGGTAACGTCGTAAAAATTTCAATTTGTTGAACTAAAATTTCCCCAGTCTCGGGAATGCATAGACTGATTAGCCTGGTAGGATCATTTGAAAATCCGGTTACACGAGCATCAATTTTAATAATTTCAGTCATTGATGTGCTCCACGGTAATCTCACCAGTATCTTTATCAGCTATAACTCGCGTATGCCCATCCTCTGCAAATTGATCAGCTTGGACCACAACTAAACCATGATCAGGCTTTTCAATTGGTTTTCCTTCGGGGTCATAACCATTGCCCGTATCATTATCATTTGGCCCGCCTAAACCCAAAATTTGAGGTGCATAACCGACCAACTGGGCATCAACTGTGAATATCGAAAGGTTAATTGCTTCGCCTGGCACTGGTGAAGGAAACAACTGATTTTCAAAAATAGTAAAAGTACTATTTTGGATATGCCCATTACCCATATCAAAAGGCACAGCAAAACGGCGTTTATCTTCATTCTGCACATATGCACAAAATTGATCACACACCGATTTAGCATCATGAGAATTTGTTGCAAAGAAGGCGATTTGAGCTCTTACAGTCTTCGCTATTAAGCGGATTCTTACCTGCTTATCACCAATCACCACCGGCACTAAATAAGGCATAGGTAGCAACTGCATAGTATCGGGTGGCTGATCAATTGTTGCTGTAGCAGTCAACATAATTGGCATAAACGCCGTGGCACCTGCGACGACATCGGTATTCTGATTTTTCCGATACTCTGCCAGCATAGCTTCAGAGTCATCTATTAACCGGCTTTGGCACGATTTGATAGCAATCCCAATATCGCGTTTTTTCCACTCATTGGTCAGTATTGTTTCTGGCATATACCAGGCGCGAAAATCTACTAAAAGCTTGTACCAAGCATCTTGAATGCATTTAAGTGAGTCTTTGGGTAATGTCATTAGAATTACCCTCCGAATCTAAAGATACTTTTAAAAGTTTTTGTCTTAGTGCTGTTCTGTTTTGGCGTTTCCCCATTGATTCGCATACGCGCTAAATCGCATTTAGTAAGCAGGTTATCCGCTTCTTCACACACAGAATCGAATGAACGGACTTCTCCCACCATACCTGTATAGAGATCATGCTGGCGTTGTGCTTGGAGAGCTTCCCGTTTTTCTTTGTTTGCAATTTGATGTGAAAGAACATCAATCTGGTCAAGAGCTTGACCATTCATATTTAATAACTGAGATTGGATGCGGATATTGTCAAAATCTCGAACGATTTGTTGTTCAAGTAAGTGGGCGATCATTGCATCAGCAGCTGAAAGTTGTGTGACATCTGTAGCATCATCGAAACTAGCTACAACGCCATCTTGTTCTTCGGGAATTGCCAATCCATCGAATAACTGTCCATCCCCAACATTAGTGGCATAGTTCGGCTGCATCACGTAGTCGAAACCATAAAATCCAACTGGAATTAATCCGAGACCTGCCCGTTTATAGTTTTGTGCTGAACTAAAGCCACCCGCCCGCGCAAGATACTGCTTACGAGCATATTCACCCGATTCATTTTCTAGAAATTCATGGACGTGAGTTACATCACCATTGGGTTCAGCATATGATTCAAGTGTTCTTATTGATCGTTCTAAATAGACAACCTTTCCATCAATGATGACGGAATCTGGCGGATTCATTCCATAGCGCTGGCGTATTTCATGCCCGTTGTAACCAAAGAAAGTACCAGACTTGATCATGTCCTGAACCGTAGGATCATTAATCCGCTTGATCATTTCTTTCATATCAACATTGCTACGGTCTTTTCCAGAATGCAAACGCCCCCGTTCATACAGGTTGTATTTAATTTTTTTTGTCTTACGACCTTTTATTGCAGTCATGAAAAAGCCCCAATATATTGTGTATTAGGGCTATTTTCGGGGTTTTAATTATTTAAATTTTAACCAGTTCCATTTATTATATTTCACCTAAAATTTAGAGTTAAATTATGCCTTCTTATAAAACACATCATTTTGATGATGCCAAATTGTTTTGGGATCAGCTAAGACCAGAAGAGATTGTAAAATTAATTGGTCATTACAGATATCCTGTTTATCGCGGTCAAGGTGATTCAAATTGGTTACTTGCACCTAATTCCACCCGTAGTTTTCAAAAAAAATCTATTTTTCAACAAACAGAAGATGAAGTCCTTTTAATTCTAACATTTATTGATTATTGCGATAATATTGGTATTCAAGTACCAGGCCTCACTCCATCAATACATAAAAAGTTAAAAAGTTTGCTTGGTTACTATGACTTAGAATACAAATCAAAATGGCCACATCCAGAATTCTATGAAATTTTAGCATTTGCTCAGCATTATGGCGTATCAACTAGATTTTTAGACTGGAGTTACAGATCATTCGTAGCAATTTATTTTAGTGCTAGCGAAGCAATAAAAATTATGGCTAGTGAAATTATTAATGGAATTAATCCAAATTTAGAGCGAAATCTTGCTGTATGGATTTTGGAAACTGCAAAAATTAATACTATTAGCCATAATTTGGGTATACCTAAGCCAGATAGCGATTTCCCAATTAATATTGTACGTATTCCAAGTGGGATTAATTCTCATGTAGCTGCTCAACAAGGATGTTTTACAATATTGCGTGACATTGCTTTTAAATTTGATTCGGAAGAAATTCAAGGGATGTCAATATTTGACTCCTCAAGAACCATTGATACCTCCGATATGTTTTTCATAGATGATTTGCATAAATTTACTATTCCTTATTCGCAAGCCACTGAATTACTCAAACTTTGTGAACTCTACAATGTAACTGCGGCTACACTTTTTCCTACTGCTACTGGTGCGGGTTTTGCAGTAAAAGATTTCCAAAATATTCATACAGTTGAAAATTATTTAAGTTCGATGAAAATTGCAGCAGTGAGTAAATAAAAAATCCCCCTAAATTTAGGGGGATAACTTTTAATGATTCCCGAGTTGACGCTTTCTAATACGACGTTTCTTTTGGCTTAACTTATTAGGTTTTTTATCAATCTTAGTGGGGTGAAATTCAGGAATTGAGAACTTACTATGTGACCGAGGTACAGCACTAACAGGAACTGCGCCCGTTCCAGACATAATCACACCCAAAGCACCCATTAAAGCGAGACGACTAATACGCATCATTAAATCCTCTATTAAAATAAAAAAAGCCCTAGGCAACTTTGCTTAGGGCTGAGTTAAAACGGTTATTCAATATGTTGACCTTCAGCACCACGTTCCTGACGTTCGGCTGTACGTGCATTGAAAGCTTCTAAAGCACTTTCTAGTGAAACAATGGCTTGTTTATTCTGCTCTGATGGGAACTGTGCATCTAAAAGTTTGGTGCGGTGAATCAAAATTTTTAAAAGTGATTCGTTGGTGGCTCCATTGATGCCATCAATCACTGTTGGGCCAGCCTGAAAATGGATATGAATATCAAAAGGCTCGTTATAATCAATCGAAGTAGGATCAGCGGAAATTTTATAGTATGTACCTGGCTGATATGCCGTAATTCCATCAACGGGCTGGCCTGTAAGAACCTGCTCGAACTCCTCATCGTTTACATCACGATTAGCGAATCCTAAAAATTGTTCCACGATAAGGTTGCCATCACTACCAACATCTGTAACGAGTGCAAATTCTTCATTATTTTCTTGGGTCATGTATAAATCCTAACAATGGTTTATGTCGTTTCTTCATTAAACAAATACATAAAACCATTGCTAAGATTTAGCGTTTTTGGATAGTTCCAATTAAACCAAGTTAAGCCGCCCTACTTTTGCAACACTGTTATAAGTCAATACGGCGACATCTTCACCGTCAACATTAGAGTTGTTTTGCATTTGGACATTCGTATTTAGAGTAATTGATTGAACCAACACGCCGCCAGTATTGATAAAGTCAAATCCGTTTGGCTGCATAGTGCCACCTTTGTATGATTCAAATTGAATTTTAAAATCCCCTGTCACTTTAGTACGGAACCAATAAGACCTTAATGCAATTTGAAATACCTGATCAGCATAGTCATTCGTCAATGCATTAAGGTTCAGCAACACCGATTCAACACCACTTCCAGTATTGTCACCATTCCAATGCAAATACTCGCCATCCACACTAGCACGGCCCCAACCAACATCTGTATTTCTCGCTGGATTGATTACTCTCGTTCTGGTATCTAAATCTTCACCACCATTACTGTCCCAAATATAGCGAATCACGGCAAAATCAAATTCTTGAAGTGGCGTTTCATTAGTTGGCTTGTTATCAAGAATTCCAACACTCTGATCATCAACCATGTAAGTTTTGCTGACTAAGCCAACACCTATAGGAAACTCCCCATTAACATCTAATTCTTTTGCATTCACTTTTACAACAATATTTGCGGGTACCAGCCTTCTAAGAATTGGCGAAAGTTCGACAATCTCGGATAAATCCACTGTCTCATCAATTGTTATTCGGATTCTGCTTGTCAGAAAATGATTAGGACGTTCTTCATCAATAATGTATTGCGGATAGCTTTGATAAGAGCTAACCGGATGCCACATCCTTTTAATTTGCCATTGATCTGACCATAGCATGCGCATTACAAACTCTAGAAAGCCTAACCCGCGCTCACTTGCCATACTCGACCAGTTCGCATAGATCACACGCATTAATTTGTCTGATGAAACAGGACGGCGTAATACAACTAGGCCATCCTGTTTCGAAAAGCGCTCAATGACTTCTGGGCTGCCAATGTGCGGGGCACCATAATCGAGAATATTTTGCAGTTGATCTTGAAATACTTCCGCAAAGACTTTCTTTAAAGCCCTTGCCATGGCAGTTTCTAAACCTGCGTGATTGTTCGGCTGCTCATCAATAGGACGTGTGAAATTTATATTGTCCATGCGGCCCCCGTTTCAGCGGTGCGCTCTAAATTCAATGAAATGCTATTCGGATCGATATAAACCCATTCGTGCGGTTTATTAACTGGAATTGGTACTATCAGAGAAAAGTCACTGATATTGTCCTGAAATGCCGTAATGTTTTTTCTAAGCTGCGTTGCAATTTCCTGTGAGTTAAATCCATTCACTAACCAGCGGCTCGCACTTAGCTTAGTCCGTCCGTAACGGTCAACAAGTAAACCTCTAATTTGTGCCTTAACTCCATCCACATCATGTACTGCAGCTAAACGGCCATTTAAAGTAAGAGCAAAAGGCTTTTCAACTACTGCATGAACTCGGACTCGTTCCTTATATAAACTATCCAGTTGGCCTATGTACTGGATTATCTCTTGTTCTAAATTGCTTTGTTCTGCGGCATTCTTTGCAACAATAGCAATATGTAAATGATTAATATCCAGATAAGTCACGCCGTAGTATCGATCTTGTTCGTTCTCATTCCATACAGCAATGTAATGGCATCTTGCCATGAATTTTTGACGTACTGAATAATCAAAGTTTCCCAAGAACACAGCATTTTCGTCATACAGTGCTGGATAGGTTGAAAGTACTCTAAGTTGTGATGTATTTAACGGGTCGGCACCAGCTCTTACACTTCCACCTTGTTTAAATCTCACAGAAACCTTTGTTTCATCTGTGGTTAGAACCTCAACTAATGAAGCATCTTTTAAACGTGAAACATCAACCTCACCATAGGTTTCCAATAATCCGAAGATGAAAACTTGGTTCGCTTGTGCTGTTCTACCTGCACGTTCATCATCACCAAATTCAATAAACAAACGACGTAAGCTATCAGTCGTAAGATTGAATGCATATTCCATAGGTGCAACATTCATCCAACGCTTTTTTAAGCTGTATATTTGATTGTTATTATCTCTAACAGTTATTCCAGCTAAAGATAAGTCATCACGCAATTGCAGCTCAATGCGAAGAAAACTCTCCATATTCTGAATTGTGTATTGAATTTCCCTATATTCGCTTTGCTCAACTAAAACCTCACCTATTTCACCCGCATTTACCGTCACGGATTGAAGTAAGCGCCATGGCCTACCGCCGCTGTTATCTTCAATTATGCGACCTTGACTCAGTGTTACGCTGTTTGGCGATCTGTTAATAACTTCCAGATAATGTTGTGCTGGCATACCGACGGGTAAAATGCCTTTATTGGTTGCATCGGCAATAATTGAGCGGTCTCTTGTTTTTATAAATGGTTCTATTTCGGAGATATCTACTTCCTGACTAAACAAAGCCAAGTAAGCCCCAACTGAACGCAGATACTTTAAAACCAAAGGATCTTGAGCGTTATAGAGTTCTAAAATTTCATAATCATCTAGATTCGCAACAAGGCGAGCTTCAAAATCAGCTTGCGTCAACATCGAATGTCTCTCCATTTCGAGTTAATTGCATATCCCGCACCTGGTTTAAGTTGATAGCAATTTGATTGGCTAGGCGTAGGTAAATAGTCTCTGTTTCGAATCCCTCATTTTGGGACCATAACTGAAGTTGATCTGCGCTTAGCTGTTTTAAGATTGGTATATCTCTTTTCATTTTCTCAATGAAGGTATTTGCAACTGGTGCGCTTAGCGGACCCAGAAATAAAGCATTCCAATCCGGACCATAATCTGATCCCAAATAACCATTCACCTCTGATTGCAGCCAATGTTTAATCATTGCCATGATTTTGTTGGAGTCGATCATAAGCCTGACCTACGCGCCGTCATCAGCAGCAATTTACAAAATATAAATACGCCAAGAAATGAGAAACAATAGATAGCGAATGCCCCGACCAAGATGTATTTACCCCAGCCGATCACATCAAAAAAAGTAAGCAGCTCGTAAAGCCGCCATGTCACTAAGCATGAAATTGATAGAGCGACAAATAAGAAAATATAAATGGCTTTTTTCGCTCGTTTGAAAATAAGATCAGTTACGCCTTTATTTAACAATGTATTTAATGACGGGAACATTTTGTTCATGGCAGTCAATGCAAGGCAAACGTGCACTAAAAAACTAGTTACAATGAATAGATCAACAATCACTGATTGATAATTTTGGTACATATCAAACTCCAAAGCTTTAAGCTAAGGTTAGGACTATCAGCGAAATAATTTTTCTGGTTGTTCCAATAAAAAAGAGGCAACCTTAATCGCCTCTCACAAATTTTTATATCAAACTGCAGCTGTACCTTCTTCAATTTGTTTTAGCTGCTCCCGCAACTGGTCACGTTGAGAAGTTAGGTTTTCTAACTCTTTATCGATCAGCTGCTCTTGTTCACGCTTATCAGAAATTTGTTGTGTGACACTACGATTATTTCGTGGTGGCAATTTAACCTTTTCTTTTTGATTTTGCTGCTGGACCTTTGACTGTGATTCACGGACCAATTTAGCCGTTCCAGAAACAGCATTATCAAATGTCTGTTTGTAATCATCACTAAAGTCACCAGGTAAAACAAACTCTTTGCCGTTTAATTCTGCTTTGACTACATCCGCACTTGCCCGGGCATATAAAGTAAGCTCTTGTCCACCTGCAAAAACAATGAATACAGGCACAACGCTAACACCGGCTTTCCGTTGAACCTTTTTAATTTCTAGAAGCGGTATTGACTGACCTGTTGCCTTTTCCAAGGCGGCTTTGATCTTTTTAATGTACGGCGTTTCTGGTGTCACTGCCGTTAAATTTAAGGTGCCCATAACATCAACCCAAAATAGATTGATATAATTTTGGCTTAAATTCGATGAATTTTAACGGACTGTTCCAATCTACATTGCATGTCTGATAACTTGATCCGTCTCATAAAGTTTTTCTAACTTTACAATTAACTCATCCATATTTTTCACGCCGTAAAGGGAATACTCTGTTTCTGGGATGTTCTTGCGTACATACACCAATCTGCTCATATATTCATTCTGGCGATTGTTCATGAGCAAATAAAGCTTAAAGCCTTCTAGCAAACCGCGTGCATTGATCGTTAGCCGATTTGATTTTCTAAGATCTTCAAGTTGGGAGTACGACATAAAATTAAAGAAATTTGCCAATGTTAAGATTTTGTTCACTATACAAAAAAAATGCCCAATATGAAAATGGGCATTTTTTCTTTAATTTCTTAGGTTTACTTAGATTTAAATGTAAACCTAATCTTAAAGTCTTTATTGTCAGTCAGCTTTAAGTTTGGAGGCAATTTAATAGGTGCAATCCTACGAATCGCCTGTTCAACACTTTGCTTCATTTCAAAATCACTGCTTGAAACCATCAGGTCTTTTATTCCACCCTGCTCATCCAGGGTTAAAACAGCATTGGCTACCTGTCCATTAGAACCTACTGGGACATTCCAAGCGCGAAGAATCTGACGCTCGACATTTGCCTTAAAAATAGATCGTTCGATGACGGCCTTATCTACCTGGATTGTTTTGTCTTCAATCGGTATTTCATTAGCAAATACATAGAAGGAAAACAGAAAACTAATAATTGCAACGATGAAACGCTTCATTATTTTTTTATACATTCTTTTTGCACCATTTTCTTTCAGTAATTTCTAATGTATCTATTCACTTTCTACTGCGCTGTTATCCACATAATTCTTGAAATAAAATGAATAATTCCTAGGATCAGAGTACTTCTTGAGTTCATCTTTTAATTCCTGAGAGTATTTAAGTTTATAATTAGCATGTAAAAAAACGATCATTAGCCCCCCAAATATTACTGATATCACAACTAATAAGGCGCCTTTTAGTGAAAATAATAAATCCCAAAATGCAGATATTGTAAGTGAAATTTCAGTGCCCGATACCATTGGAAGGAAACTTAATGGATAAATAACGCCGCAAAAAAATAATGAGATGACTGAAAAAATAGAAATACTAATTAAAGTAGAACTTTCAGAGTTATTTTCAAGATCATTAAGTAGATTTTGGTTTTTTTCGGCTTGAAATTGAATCCTAACATATAGATCATTTATTAGATCCCTTTCTTCTGTTATCTTATCTCTCAAACCACTATTAGGAGGCATCAGTAACTTAACTGGTGCATGTGTTACTAGTCCATAGCCCGGCTTAAGACTCTTTAACTGGGCCTCCAATGCTTCATCTTCTATTCTTTTTTCTTCGGTAATTTTATCAATTTCATTCTGGATGATCTTTAATGAGTCTTTTTTTGCTTCGAATGGAGAAAAGTTAGATAAATCATAATAATATTCAGGACTTTGAATTAGTTTTGTATCCTCATAATCTCTTCTAATTTTATATAATGCGTCATCTGCCTTTCTCTCACCATACCAAATAAAATATCTTTTAGAAGATTCATTTTCTAATTTTTTAGATATAGCCAAATAATCCGTAGTTTGGTCTTTCTTTTGGCTATAAGTTGTTTGATTTGATATAATTTTTGTTATTAAAAATGCTGAAAATATTCCTACAATTGCTCCAGCAGTTTGACTAATTGTACTAAAAAATACATTCCAATCCATTTAAAACCCCAACCCATTGTAGCTAATAACCTTTTCAGTTTTTACTAAAATTCAATAAAGTATATTTTTTGAAAATATACTTTATTAACTTAAACAATCAACTTCTCAAAATTGTAGAGCAAAACTTTACAAACAACTAGGTTCTGTCCCATTTTTACAATTAGCCATATTGTTTAATTCTAAGATTCGTTTTTCTGTACGATCAATTAAACATGCAGATAAAACATATGGATACATAGAACCATTTTTAACAGGTGATGTCTCAAAAGAACAGTCCTTCTCTTTAAATTGAACCCATGACCGCTGGGCCTCTTTAAGTTTTACTTGTTCCTGCGGACTAAGATCTTTTAAGTAATTATTATAAACTTTACCTATTGATTCATTTGCTGTATTTAAATTGCGTGAGGCACATGCATTTAAATCAGCTTGCTTGGTTAAATTTTTACAGCTTTCTAAGCCTGCGTGCACAAAGACTGACTGCATTAGACAAATTAAGCAGATAGTTATTTTTTTAAGCATTCCATTGTTCCCCCATACCAAGACCACCAGTTATTGCGTGAGCTAAAACTCTATTACTCACATTTTGATTAATACTACCATTATTCTGACCTACAACTTGAACTTTCTGAGGTTCTTTTGGACTGAAAAATTCCTTAGAAGGTTCAATTTTATTGTCCATTTTCGGTGAGTTATAAGCAGCAGCCATTGACTTAGCTCTACTCGCTAATGGTGTTACCGGTGCCTGTTTACTTAGCAATGAAACTTGGCCTTTGGCACTTTGCACCATGGTTGTCGCTGACAGATTTATCGCTTTATTAACATCTGTATTTAACCCAGTATTGTCATTACCTTGATTATTATTCACTGAGTTTTTAATGATATCTGCTTCATGATTTCTTCGGTTTTTATTAATTCCATCATTATGTACTTCAAGACTTCTAACAGATTCTGCAATTTGATCCATATCCCCTGTTTGAACTGCTTTTACAACCCGTTTAGGTAAAGAACCATAATTGTATGCTACTGAAGTTAATGCAGCCTTTGTATCTTCAGGCAGTTTATCCCAATTCTCGGCACCAACTTTCTTTCTTGCCTCATTAGCAAATATCTGGGAGCGCCGTACTAAATCACGCTCTGCACCTTCTTTATCTACAGTTGTTGTCTTTGTTACTTTTGCTACTTTTCCATTTTTATCAGTTGTTGTATCACTACCATAGCCCACCCGATAGGCATTCACATCCCAGTAGGCATTTTCCTTAAACCCTTCATGCTTACGGATCAATGATTTCGTTTTTTCAGCTACTGTTCTACCTGATAATTTTCCACTATTTGCAACAGCGCCAAATGCCGCCGGTTCACCATTATTAACACCTTTGCCACCATACTGACGGCGCATTAAATAACTTGGGTTAGGTTGACCATTAAAAGTAGAGTTCCATTTTTCCTTGCCCCAATCAGCCAAGGATTTTGCAATGCCACCTGGTGTTAAGCTAAATGCTGCACTGATCAGCTTAGATATCATCGAAGGTATATCAGCAGCGATTAATGAATCTGTCCATTGTTTGATATAAGGCGCTGCGACACTTCCGATTTTTTCACCAATGATAGCGCCTAAACCTGCTCCAGCTACTGTACCGATTGGCCCGAAAATACTACCAATTGCACCACCAATTAAACCGCCAGCAGTACTCCCAACAGCCCCGCCTTTTTCTTTTGTTGATTTGGTTCCCCAATTTGAAAACGACATTGCAGTTAATAAGGCACCGATAACAGGCAAACCTTTACCAAACTTAAGCAGCTTTCCACCATTTTTTAAAATGCCGCCGAATAGACTTCCTAAGATACCACCTCCAGCACCCAACAGTTTCCCGATACTGCCAAGTAAACCGCCTTTTGATTGAAGACTATCAACAAGCCTTTGGAGTAGTTTTATCTGTTTTCTATTATGATCATTTTGTTCTTTTGGCAATGGTTCATTGCGTTTACGAGATTTCATCCATCCGGTGAGTGGCCGTAGCATAAACCCAGCAGCTCGTTTAACAGGCGATAATACGGTTGCCACTTCATTAATAGCATCAACAGTGGGGTCTACGCCTTGAGGAGTGTTAGGCATTACCTCTTTAAATGCTGTGCCGATAGTTTGTATAACTTTGCCTAATTTTGATTTGTTTTCGTTCTCAATAGAACCATCACCAATAAACCGCCCTTTAGAATCGCGGGTACGCGGTGTTACCTCTTTTGGTAATTGAGTGCTCTGTTTTCTTGTCTCATCTTTACTAGATTCACTAATTACACTTTCTGGTGAATCTATCTCAATGGCTTTCTGGTGTACCTGAGTAGTTTTGCTTTTAGGGGTATTTTTATTAGACGCAACGTCATCGATCAAATCTTCAAGCGACTTCGCAACTCGATCCAATACTACTGTGGATTGAATTAGTGGATTTGCTTGTTCTTTGATTAAATCGGAAAAATCAACTGGTTTAATTTGTGCATCAATCAATGCCTGTTCTAACGCACTCAACTTAGGTTTAAATTGTTGTGTTGTGCCGCTAAGTTTGCCCTCAAACTCTTTTTTAAGACCTAATAAAATGTCATGGATTGCTTCCACATTCTTGTCAATTTTGGCTACGTCACGTCCCGTTTGTTTTAGGCCAATGAGGAAACCAAGCTCATCATAAGGCAAACCACTTGCTTGATTAGACATAAAAAAATCACCCTATTTTTACATAGAGTGATTTTGGCATTTTATATATTAGCCTTAATTTGTTGTTCCAACATGCTCTAGTTAAATAAGCCTGATAGTGAGGCAAGGCGATCAATAATTAACTTTAAATCAGCACCTTTATTAGCAGCACCACCTATAGAAGCTCTCTCTTTCCATATTTCGTAATTATTGCCTTCATAACTATGCAATATTTGTTGGTTAGTTATCAAAATCACATTAGCTTTTTCAATCTCTTGAATAAAGGTACCTGTAGCTTGATCAGCAGGCGTATTCTGAATCTTAGCTGTATAATCTGTTAAGCCTAATTTCAAACTATCATTTCTATCAATAGGTTTAAGAATAGGCGTTGCAACTATCTCTAAAAAAGATCCTTTTCCATCCCGCTCAATCATTACAGTTTTTTTGACTTGCAGTATGTCTTTATTATTTGGTTGATTTGTAAATGTGAAAAATACTTTACCCTCACCTACTTTATATTTTGTTTTTATACTATCAGAAACAATTGTTTCTGCTTGATTTTCTTTAAAAATTCTATCTATACCCTCTAATAATGTGTCATCTATTTGTTTAAACACTTTTTCCACTAATTTATCATGTTCAACTTTTAAAGTGACATATCCATTAAATGTGGAAGTTGGGTTTTCCACTCTTCTGGCATCTTGATTACTTGCAATAATTGCATTTAATAAACTCATAAATTACCCCTTAACAAATTTAAAAGATTTAATTTACCTTTAAGTTATTTTTTATGCAATCTTCTTTCTGAATAAAATAAAAAACACTCTCAAAGAGTATTTTTTAATAACGTCATATTCTTTAAATAATCATTATCTTTAATATGGAAAAATATAATCAACTATTTTTAACTATTCCTAAAGCATCTCTCATACTTTCAACCTTCCACTTAGGCCAGCGTTTGACTACTTGCTCACATCTATCGAGATATTGTAGCAACGGTTCTGATTTCATACTCTCTAAAGTAGAGAATGCACAAATATTCTGCCCGTTGTTTGATCGTAGTCGATGTCCCACGGCGATTTCATCTGGCTCCGCCAGTCTGTAGTTATCGCCGTATTGCGTTAGTACCTCACCTGATTCTGACTCGTTAATTAGATATTTATTTCGCTGGAGTAGTTCATCCCAAACAATGCCTACTACCTCATCGACCTTATTAAAATCAGTGCCCCATAAGCCTAGATAAAGGACCTTATCACCTACATTAAATTGGTTCTTAGATTGGCTCATCATCGTCACCATAATAATCTTCATCATTAATGTCGTCGCCAAATATATCTTCATGTGAATCTTGGCATGGATAACATAAGCAAAGGCCAGCTACAAAATCACATGTATCTGGTCTTTTGCACCAATCACAAACGGCTATAACACTCATTCTGACTCACACTCATCTATCCAATTCTTTGCAGCGTCAAGGTTGGTAAATTCGTATTGGAAGTTGTAATTCATAAATAGAGCAAAGCCGCCCAACGGTTCTTCCTCTACAAACCAGCTAAATCTACCTTCATATTCATAAACAACATTAGCCATGGGAAACCTCTTTATTAAACACTTGTTCTAACTCATTTGTGGTCCCTTTTAAGGTTCTTAATAGTGAATCTATTAATTTGTATGCCTCATCAGGTGTATCAATCGTGCTTAAAATAAAGATTGAATCATCTACCCGCTTTTGTAGGGCATCATTCTTCTTACGCTCAATATCAATAACGTTATGCAAGATTCTGGAATCCTCACTGATTTTTAATTCCAGTTTTTCAATTTCGCTATTTCTCTCCTTTAGTGCTGAAGTCTTCAACTTAACTTCTTCATTCAAAAATTGAACAATGTTCAAATCTTGGGAATTATTAAAAACGTGGGTGAGATAGTTCTCACTGCAATTTTCATTCTTTGCTTGGCAATACTTAATAAATTTTTCTAACATTTCATTGCTCCACATAACGATTGAAGAACCTACTTCACATAATTCACGATGAGTTAATTTTGCTTGGGTCATGCTATCGCCTCTTGTTCTTCATCTTGTTCAGGATCACCGGCCTCGATCATTGCCACCTTACGAGCAAAGGCAGCTTTTTTATCTGCGGCCATTTTCTCTTTGGCAAGTCTTAGTTTTTCCTCAGCATCAGCGATTACAGCCGAACGTTTAGACTGTACTTCCGACTGATCTTTGAGTTCTTCCAATTCAAAGCCCCAAAACAAGGCTTCGGATTTGGCAATGTTGGCTAAGGTGATACTTTGCTTTACATTCAGGTCCACAATCTGGCTGATCAGGCCCATTTTGAATTTCAAGCCATTGATGATGTTAATAGCCTCTTTATCTTCAGGATCTAGATTACTTACATCTAGTTTTAAGACTTCATCTCGGATATGAATAACGCTTGTAATTGTATCGCCAGCAAGTTCGCCCAAATTAGCCAACCTATAGCGGTTTTCCTTAATAATTTGAGCTGAAGTTAATCGGTTAAAATCAGCCTTACTAAAATCATTTTCTGACTTTGATTTTTGACCCCATACTTCAGCAATATTTGACGGCTTTCTGACATTATTTTGACTAGTACTATCTCCTTCATTATCAGAAGTTTGTGAATCATCTTGACTAGTCTTTTTGCTAGTCAATTTTTTAATTTCTTGATTCAGTTCACGGGCAGATTTTTTGACTAGATTTTTCGTGCACTTTTTCCATTTCTCAGCGATTGCTTTACGGCGCACAACGGAAGGAGAAGGCATATCACAGCCTAGCTCCTCACCTACCTGATCAACTAATTTTTGCCATGTGATCTTTGGGGACGACTCATAAACCGCTTTGAGTCGATCCCATATTTCCTGTGAATATGATTGAACTGCCATATTTAGGTACCCAATGCATCACCAGAGAAAAAGTCACGTTGTGCTTCAATTTTATCTTCGGTCAGAAGTGTTGTTTGAGTGAAGCGGGTTTTACGCTGGCTTTTCAGGTCCTGAATTAATTTTTCCTGTATGTCATCCTCATCACGGTCAGTAATATCTTCTAATCCTTTGGCTAAATTAGTGAATTGAATTGCGCGGTCCTTGTCACACTCTTTGATCGTTTGCATAAGTTCAATCATTTCAGGTTGAAGCTTTTCCTGTTGATCACGATCCAAATTCATAAACTTTTTGGCGACTGCCTTTGATTGTTCTAATAGTCTTACCTGTAATGCTGGTGGGAAAGAAGCAATGTGTTTTGCACATAACAAAGCCATTTGAGATGTCACGGCATTTAAATTCTCAGCAAGCAAATCACCAAGACCATTAAAAAGTATCCCTGCCACTGATTCAGTCTCATTTAACTCGGGATTAATAGTAAAGCCCAATACCCAATCAACTGAACAATGGTAGAGGCTGCACATCACCTGCAATAATTCTGCATCTGGTAAAGTTTTGCCGTTTTCCATTTCAGAAATACGGTTCTTTTGTGCAACACCGAACAACTCAATCGCTACTTCGTCCTGTCTTAATCCAGTACGTTCTCTTGCTAACGCGAGTTTGCGCCCAATCATTACGCGTTTTTCTAAATCTGTTCTTTTAGCCATTACGCAACTCTCCCAGCTAGCCAGTCAAAGTCTACTTTTCTATCCAGCCAATTTGTTTCGCTGATAAAGACACATGACAACCAGACACAACCGTTTTCAATAGGTTCAGCAAATTCAATTTTTTCTTTGACAAAAATGTTGTCATCCTTAAAAAGCAGCTCGGCACCTTTTAAAGAGTCAATTAATAATTTTGGATAGTTATCTATATCGAAGCGTGGATAAGTGCTTGCGCTATAACTACGATCTTTTCGTGGTGGCTGAATAACCAATCTAATCTCACATTGCTGTGATATTGCTTTCCACTTCATGGCCTTGAAGATAGGCGCATAAATTTCATGTACACGACGTTTAAACTTCTTAGCACCTAAAGAAAGACTATTTCGCTGTTTGCCTGTGCTCTCATCGATAGTGGCACGCCAGATATCATTAGCGCTGATACCATAGGGTAATTTCACCGTAATAAAGCCTTCACCGGTAATCACAAAGCCGCCTGTGCTGCCCTGATGCATCAAATCACCTTTTACCTCTTGGGTTGTGACAGCACACGGTAAAATTACCTTCTTATCTAATGCACGGCGAACACGCGCTTGGCGGTTCGTTTTACCTTCTGCATGAGGATTCATTGCAAAGAAATCGACTTTACCTTTAGACCATTGTTCCCATAAATTGCGACTTTTACCCATGGCAAGCACCCTCCACTTTTAAAGTTTGGAGTTGTTCACGGCATGAGTGCAAAACCTTCCATAGTTCAAAGGCAACACGAATCACCAGGTTTTTATAACCGTCTATAGAGTCATAAATAAATAATTCTGGTCCATGCTGATAAATGAGCACTGATGAATAGAAATCTTGGCTCTTGATCCATTGCTCAAATTCTTCACGCAGTCGCTTGATAATTTCAGGCGAAGTTAGCTGAACGAATTTTTCAGGGCACATAAATGGGATGCCTTGTTCCAATTGTCCATAGACATAACTATCTTCGTGCCGATCTACAACGGCGTCACCTTTAATATGAGTACCTGAAAACTCCGTTCGGGAATCACTTACAAAATCTACGTGTACTCTATTACCCTTCTTAAATTGCGTTGTTTTTGCTTCTACTTGCTCTTTTGTTAGAGCTGCTGTCTGATTCATGCTGTGCCACCAATATGCTTAATAACGGTTTTAGGGACATTCAGACCATCACGCTCACAAGCTTCTAAATATTCACCAGGTTGATCAAACGGATCAGGCCATGGTTCCTCTGCCGCTGGACATCCCAAATTAGTTTTGGGTTTAAGTTCCTGTGGTTTTGGGACCTCACGGTTATTGATATTTAGCTTCTTCTTCAATGCGTTAAGGTGCTGTACAGCTTCATCATTAGATACTGCAATATGTTCCTTTTTCTTATGTTCCAATTGTTTTGGAGGCACATACATTTCTTGGGTTCGACCGACATGCTGGGCCTTCGCCACAAATGCATTGTAGGTATTAATAAATTGCTCTCGGGCCGGTTTCATATACCCATCATTGATTAAGGGTTGAACTTCATCCAAAGCAACTTTGGTAATTTGAGTGATCTGTACGCTCTTATCAGCGGTGAATCTGCATGCTCTGGCCCAAGCCTCATCAGCTGACATCCATGTTTCACCAATACACCAATCACGAAAATCAGAGAACGAAGGCATAAATTTATTGCCCGATTTCATTAATCGTGTACGTGCGCGTTCAAACTGCTCTTTAGAAACATCACATAAGCATTCCATTGCCTTTGATTCAACAAACGCCAAAGGAACTGCCATTTCACCTGTTGTAGGGAAATTTTTATTAAATTGCGCTGCGTAAAGTACACGTAGGTCCATTATCAAGGTGCGAATTTCAGTTATCGTGATTTTATGCATGCCCATACTCCAAATTAGCCAACAACTTTTTTGAAGGGGTTACATCCACCATGCCCGCGGATGATCCAGGTTGTTCTTCATCAACGATGCGCTCAAAATAGCTTTTGGCAGGTTGGTCAGTGATTGCCGGTTGACTGGCTTTCTCCTGCTTCTCACGACGCTTAATCACATCTTGGATATTGTTCTGAATCCATGTAAGCCATTTCACGAACCAAATGCTTGGAGTGTTTTGCTCGTTTTTAGCTGCGAAGAAATCACAATAGCCCTGTAGCAATGTTTGGAAATCAGTTGATGAAATATCATCGTGTCTGGGGATAGCCAGATCAAAAAAATCCATTTGGAATTGTGGGTACTGATTGGCTAGTTCAAGAAGTGAATAAAAACCTCTGTCCTGTACCTGGTAGGTTGCAAATTGAATCGGTGGCAATGATGAATTTACTTCGCCCGCGTTATTACAATTACTATCTTGGTTAGATGGTTCTTGGTTCGATGGTTTGATGGTTATTGGTTTAGGCTTTTGTTGGCTTTCAGTTGGGTTATCTTGGGTAAGCGGTGGGTTTATTTCGCTTTCAGTTGGGTTATCTTGGGTTTGTTCAGTTGGTTGTTCCCCTTCCTGAGAATCACCAGAGTTACCACCTGATTTGTTCTTATTTTTAGAACCATTAGGTCGACCACCTTTCTTACCATTCTCTGACTGTTTTGCGATATATGCCTTATATGCAATCAAATCCTCTTGAATGTGGTTTTGGATATACACACCTTCCTCATTTTTATTGAAGAATTTTTTCAAGATAAATTTAACTGCAGCAATTTCTTCATCGGTTTCAGCCCAGACCCAATCTATCGCCTGTTCTTCCGTTGGAAATGCTTCACGGTCATAACATGCGTCCATAAGCAAGTTATAAACACCGTGTTGAAGGATATTAAGGCGACCTGCTTTACGATGGTAATCACCGATTTTCTTCTCGTAGTAATGCATTAATGCGCCTCCATAAATAAATCTTGTTGATCAGGTGTGTTGGTCTCAACACTTTTTTCTACAAATTGACATCGAGCTTGAGCAATCTGGTAATACTCTGGTTCTTGCTCAATACCAATGAAGGTGAAGCCTTCTAAAATAGCGGCCTTACCTGTGCTCCCTGAGCCCATAAAAGGGTCAAGTACAACACCACCTTTAGGTGTGACTAATCGGCATAGATACCGCATTAATTCAGTAGGTTTGACAGTTGGGTGAAAATTCCCATTCCTCTTGGACCAGTCCGCATTTTCACAATCGCGCATCGTGGAGTTCATCTTTAAAACTGGGGCATTAGAGCTATCAACACCCTCGTTTCGATCTGTTCTGCTAGCCTTGGCGCAATAGAAAAATCTAGCAGCTGAACCTTTATCACCATAAGAAATCATTTCCATTCCATAGGGACGACTTTCTGCACCATACGCAGTACTGGTATTACCGTTTTGGGTTTTGCTCGATGCTTTGATTTTGTTGTTACTTCCACTGGATGTAACTGGGAAATTTTCCAGAACTTCATCACTACCATCATGAATAAGGTTTGCAGGCCAACGTCCGGCTGTATCGGGCTTGTTTGCACACGCCGGAATATAGTTATCAGGGCGTCCGGTCTGAGATGGTCGACCATTTGCTTTTGATTTGTACCCACCATTTAAAGGAATGCGGCACCCATCAATGTTTATTGCACCTGTTCCATGTGTTTGCACATTTTCAGCAACGGTCCCTACTATAGGCTTCCGCGCAAAAGTAATCGGTTCGAGAGCGGGTTTTAAAGCGGTTCCCCAACCGTCCCATTCACCATCCAGATTATGTGATTTTGGAAAACCTGAGCCGTAGATCCATGCAATCATGTCTCTAATTTCAAATCCCGCATCTTCAATATTGCATGCCATACGGTGATGAGTTCGGGTCCCGGCAAAGGCAAGTAAATGAGCACCAGGTTTAAGAACACGTAAGCACTCTATCCAGATTTCAATACTTGGCACTTCACAGTCCCATTTTTTGCCCATAAATTTCAGGCCGTAAGGTGGATCAGTGACAATGCTATCTATTGAATTTGATTCAATATTTTTGAGTTCAACTAAACAGTCACCATTTATCAAATTAAGCGAGAGCATTTTCTGTCTCCCTTTTTTTGAATTGTTCTAATCTTTCTTGTTGCAAAGATTCATATTGATCATTTAATTCGCATCCAAGATATTGACGCCCATGTTTAAGAGCAGCTGCAGCTGTAGTTCCTGATCCCATAAACGGATCAAAAACTACGTCATTAACTCGAGATCCTGCAAGAATGCATGGCTCAATCAAATCAATGGGAAAAGTGGCAAAGTGAGCACCTTTATAAGGTTTAGTAGAAATCAGCCATACGCTGCGCTTGTTTCGAGTTAGTAAATCGTATTCACTATCTGCTCGCTCTGCTCGATGTGTTCCCATGCTTTGATTCGGATGAACAACAGCCCTCTTGCTGTCAGTACGTTTAAAGTTGTCACGCAAGGATCTCGAGATAACGGCTTTCATTGGACCGTTTGTTTTGCCTGGCACTCGTTCGCTACCAGACTGACTATCAATATTTTGCGCCAGTCGTTTAAGTGAACTTTCAGCAACTGGTTCCTTAATAGCTAAATGATCAAAATAATATTTACGTGACTTACTGAACAAGAAAATATACTCATGCGCTTTAGTGCATCGATCTGTGATGCTTTCAGGCATTGGATTAGGTTTATGCCAGATGATGTCTTGGCGTAGGTACCAACCATCTGCTTGTAAAGCAAACGCTACACGCCAAGGGATACCAATTAAATCTTTGGGTTTGAGATTTGAATTTGATGCACTATGTTTCGGCAGAATTTGACCTTTTATTTTAGGTTGTTTAGGGTCATTGGTCCCGCTTTTATATTGCCCACGAGCTGAACCCGCGTAACTATCACCTAAATTAAGCCAAAGAGTGCCATCATCATGAAGTAGCTCTCGTACAAGCCTGAACACTTGCACCATGTTTTCGACATATTCGTCTACAGTTGCCTCTAAACCAAGTTGGCCACTAACGCCATAATCTCTTAAACCAAAATAAGGTGGAGATGTAACACACATTTGAACCTTAGTACCTTGGTCAATTAACTGCTGCATCGTCTGGCGGCAATCACCAAATAAAATTTGATTCATACATCACCACCGTATAAAAAAGGATTATTTGCTCGAGCAATTGCAGCCATCGGCAGCGGTGAAACACTATTGCCACACATATGAACTTGATCAGTTTTTGTTAAAGCTTTACCGTCATGCCCATATTCGATGATGTATGACTCTGGGAAACCTTGCCCTTTATATAGCTCTCTTGGCTTCAACATACGAATGCAAATATCAACGATTACCCATGGTTCGCCCTTAATCCAAACTGTGACTAAAGCAAGTCGATCTTTTGTAGTTAGGGTATCTAGCGGCGCAGTTATATCTCGGGCGTCACCATTGCCATAGAAATTGATAAAGAAGGCCGCGACTTTTAAAGCTCCATCTAAGTTTTCTTGACTTAGCTGTGCCGTAATTAGCTGTTGCTGACTACCAGTATTAGTAATCGTTGACAGTGGTTCTAAAAGGTGACGGCCATCTGTTTCGTTAAAACCCCCATTCGCTTGCATCATGTAAGCAGAAACTAGATTGCGGCTTGCACCGGATGCCGTTATTGTTCCCAGTGGATTAAGAATATTGTCACAACCATCACTCCACCGAGGGCTGTTGGGGGTTCCTTCACCATGGCCCGCATGGATTAAAAAAGGTGCAACTAATCCATGATGCCCACCCTTAACTTGCGCACAGATTGTTGTTAATGGTTTCGCAACAGACCAATTTCTTTGTTGTGATGCGTTTGCAAATTCTGTTAAAAAAGGTGCAATGATTGGGCTTACTAATGCACTATGACCACCATATGCCGATGTTGTTGTAGCCAATGGTTCAGTAATTGAATGCCCGGTTGATGTGCCAAAGTCACGACTAACAAAAGGTAATGCGGAATCAACCAGATAAGGCTCATCCGTATCGATTACAAACTTTTTTAGACCGCGGGCGATTCGTTTTAAAGTTGCGTCCGCTAATGGCTTCGAACGATTAAAGATAGATTTACCAAGATCAGAAAAATCTATTACTTCAGCAGCTGCGCGCCACGTCGGTTTTTTCTTAGTAGCTTTGGTAACTTTTGATTTTTTAATATGTGTCGGTTCAGGCCATACGATTGGATTACCGTCACAACGAGCTATAACAAAAAGTCGTTCGCGAGTCGTTGGAGCGCCATATTCAGCAGCAATTAATTTCTTCCATTCAACTACATAGCCTAATCGCTCAAGATGGTGAACAAATTGTCTCCATGTTTGGCCAATTCGCTCAGGATCGGGTACCAAGAATTGGTTATCGCGAGGTACATATTCACCAGGATCTGCAACCCGATATTGTTTTTTGCCATTAACCTCGATTCTATCGAGAGTAACAACACGCCCAGTAGCTTTGTCGCGTTTAGCAATCAATGGACCCCAATTAAGCATCTGCTTAACGTTTTCCATTGTGATAACGTCTGGTTTTACTTTTCCAGCAAATTTAGGAATAACCCAAGCTAGGTCACGAATTTCTTTTTTACGTGGTTGACCACCAGCAGCTTGCGAATGATGTGTGCAATCTGGACTGGCATGGAACCAACCTACTGGATACCCTTCACAGATTTCTACTGGATCAACAGCAAATACGTCCTGAACATAGTGCTTAGCATGAGGATGATTTGCCTGATGCATTGATAAGGCTTTCGGATTATGGTTTACAGCAGCAAAAACGCTGCGATTTAAACCAATTTCTAGGCCAGTGCTGGCACCGCCACCACCTGCAAAAAAATCAATGATAATTTTTTCAGAGAAATTTAAATCAAATTGGGTTTTGAAAGCGGTTGAATATTTTACAAAGCTAGTCATACAGCACCGCCTTTAATCACTTTAAATTCAACTACCCATACCCATGGATTCTTAGCCCAAGAATCCGGACCATTTATTGAAAGCCAAAGATACTTAAAAGCTGCATAAGAATTGCCGCCGGATTTAGTTCCATACCACTCTGAAAATTCTGTACTACTTTGAATATTTTCAATGCCTTCAGCGGCTGCATCTTGCTCAGAAATATCATTCAGGCGCTCAACACGAATGTTGGTAATTTCAAGCTGAATACGTGATGCCCAACGCGGCATGTGTATGGATGGACGCTTTTTTACAGTCCAATCTTTAGGTGCATCACCATCTGCTACATAAGCAGCTTGCTTGTGCCCAAAAAAATGATATTCATCATCATCTGGATAAGAGCGGCATACTGTACCCTTCTGATACCAAGATTCACGAACCCAAAGCTGATCACCAATCTGTCCATATGGACAAAAGCTTTGGATATATCCGCAATCAGTGGAGCGTGGATCTTCCAATGCGAAACATTCACCAAATTGGTGACCAAACTCTATATCACTTAATGTTTTAGCTTTCAGTACGCGACGAGTCTGGGTTTTACTACCTGATAAAATCGCTTGGACCATCGGTGTGTTGAATAAAATAGGACGTTCTCTCATGCTGCAACCTCCTTTTTAATCAGATCACACCATTCAACAAACGCCTCTAGCATTGGCTTTAAAGCATAGTCATCTGACCAGCCAGCAAAACCAATAAAACCATTTTCCTCAAACTCTACTGCTTGACGACCAGTAAAATAATTAGCATTACACTTAATAGACGCATGAGCCATGCCACCTTCTTCAGTGAATTGGAAATCAATGTCCTTGTGGCAACGCAATGATTTATCAAAAATGCCGCTTGCCTTTAAATGTTCATCTAAAAGCGCATGTAACTTTCTGATACGAGCCAGAGTGATATGACCGAAAGTAAGCCCAACATGAGTGAAATACTTGCGTGCCTGTTCCCTTGTGATAAACAAACCTTTGTCATTAAACTCACGATCAAAATGAGCTTGTAACTTTTCTGCAAGTGCTAAATTACCTTTGTTTTTGGCATCAAAAATTACTTGGCTTAGTATGTTTCTACGTGTTTTTTGATTAGCCTTAATTCGAACATCATGAGGTTTTTCTACATATTGGCTATGACTGCTTTCAATTGTGTAGCCATATTTGCCAGTTACAACCCACCACATACTGTTTGATCGGTAATAAACCTTACCTACATTCAAGCGGTTTTTTCTGTCGTAAAACCAAACTTGCTGTCCCTGGACTAAGCGTTTCTTATCTGCACTTTGATTGTTATGTTCTGAGTTATACCCGTATGGAGATGCTTCCAGCTTTTCTAGAGTAATGCCATCAGCTTTATAGTCCTCTTGAATCCACTCAAGCGCGGTTAAACCTTCTGGCCCAACAATTTCAAAACGATTTCTTCTTTTAAAATCTTCCTCAAAAGTAAAACCATAGCTCTCCATGAACAATTTTTTGATTCGATTACGAGTACGTTTCATCTCAAGCAACATTAAATAAGGCATTAATTTTTGCTGGTTATGCTCATACCGGCCCCCATGGTCTGGACGGTTAGGCGCATTTACATTCTGATAAAAATGGAAACCTATACCCCCGTGTGCAACTTCTACATCCAGCCTTAAATCACCTTTTCTGCAATATTTATGATCCGGACCAGTGAAAATATTTGTTTGCTGCTTAATGCTATAGCCCAAATTTTCTAATTCGTTTAATACAGATTTAAATAGCTGCAAATGAAGCTGAGAATTCCAATGAGCTTGTTCTGCGGACCAGCTCTTAAAACTTGGTCTATCAACATTAATTGACATGGAAGCGTCACCAAATCTCATCTTTCCTGTAAAAGTGATAGATGGATCTATTAGATCTACTTCCAAAACTCGACGTTTAAGTACTATTTCCTCAGTAGTAGCCATACGCTCAATCGCAGAAATAGCTATTGGCGATTCTGATTTAGTTCTCAAATTGCGAACTCGATACTTAGCCGATTTCTTTTCGGATTTACTTATCTTTTCAATTGAATAAACACTGTTTGAACCAATTTTCAAAACGAAGTCTTTTTCTCTATAAATTATTTGATTCATGCAACACCGCCTTCAACAACAGCAAATTTGATCGCCCACATAAATTGATTTGGATATTTTTCAATTTGTTTAGGATTCTTAGGAACAACGCTTATCTCTTGGATTTCGAGAAGTAAGCGCGAATGATGCCGCGGCATTTTTGGCGCAGGTTTCCATTTGACTGGACGTGAATTGCCATTGCAGTCAACAAAGCTGATTGCATTAGGTTCTGAAGCTTTGTAGACCAGCTTTTCGTGAGGCGTACCACCAATGTTTTGAATTTTGGTGCCAAAGGCTTCACGGACAAAAAGACGATCCCCTACTTGACCATAAGGGCAAAGCACTGTTCTAACGTGCTGGGTATCTGGTTCATCACAAGGGATTTCTTCCATAGCAATATGTTTGCCACCCCAGCCAATAATTTGACCGCCACTTTTCGGCTTAACTTTTCTTCTGATTTGAGGATTTGAATTGTTTAAAATTGCGTTTACTTCTAACGCGTTCATATCTATTGGACGAGCGCTCATGCAACACCTACCCGTGCTTCATCAGCAACTACTACAAAGATATTTTCCCCGTGGAAACTGATTAAATTTGAATTAAACAGTGATGATTCTATTTGGTCGCAAATCTCATCATTAAGTTGTTGCTCGAAAGCTAAACGTGCTTTCCAATCTTCACGCCAAACATGTGTTTCAGGTGAAGAAGCTTGAATTGCCTCTTGCTGCATTTCTAAAAGCAGTGCAATAGCCGTTTTATGGAAATGAAAAATACTTGTGATTACTGGACGATTATTCTTATGAGTCTTCATGCTTTAGCACCTACCAAAGCCTGAATACGCTCGTTATCCGCATTGGTGCGGCAATCTTTTGTTAAACTCAACCACAATAAATAGACACCATCAGCCTGGTTATCAAAGACATCCGCTTCGCGTTGATCACCTTCTTGTGCTGCTACATATTTTTGGGTATTGAAAAACTCAATTTGTGCAATGGTGGCTTGAGTAAGTTGAAGGTAAGAGAAATTTTGAACACCAGAATCATCAAAAGTTGGAATTATTACCGGTTTATAGTGGTCCAAAGCATTTCTTAAATCATCCAGAGAAACACTGGTAGAAATTGCTCTATTGAAGCCAAGCATACGTAACTCTTGCAGAGCCCATGCACCGTCCACCCATAAAGAAAGTGTCTTTTCCGCGAAGTTTATTTTTTCGAAATAACGATCAAAATGCGTAGTCCCTTTAGGAGCTTCATCAAGAATGTATTGGATTGCTCTAATTCCACCGAAGAATTCAATGAAATATCCATGGCAAGCATCTCTAAGTTCATCAATAGAGATCAAATCATCACGGGTTTTAGAATCAAAATAATATTGCTGCTTAATAGAGAACCAAGAAAAGTCATCTGGATTATCATTAATAATTTTGAGGGCCTGATTAATCCCACCAACGGCACTTAAAAGATTCTGCTGTATTTGTTTAACAGTCTCTTTTGTATAGGCCGCATCTGGCGCAACACCTAAAGACAGTTCTTGCTTTTCAACATGCTGAATCAAGCAATGACTGCATTGTTCCCCTTTATTTTTAAAATCCGTGCATTTGTCTGCACAGCTATGTTCTGATAGAGTAATTGAGTTCATTTTTACCTCGAAGTTAAATGAATAGATTTTTTTGACCGCTTCCTGTTGGCGCAGGAGGCGGTTAAACCAAGCCTTTTGTTGTGATTTCTTCTACAATCCAAGCCTCTCCTTTTGTAGTGAACATTGGCTGTGAATAGCCAACTTCTGTTTGACGCATAATTCCTAGATTCTTATCAATGAACCATTGTCTGAAGACACGGCCCCGCAGAACTGCTTTGCTGTAAACGCCCAGTTCATCTAAAACCTTGTTAAGCTTTACTGCCGATAAACCCAGTTTTTGAGCAACTTGCGTTGCATTCATTAAGGTGGCCTTTTCCACCACCGTGTCATAGAAATTTACTTTCGGCGCTGCAAGCTCTAATTGATGTGCTTGATCCGCTGCCAGCTGTAATGCTTCAGCATAAGTTTGTGGAATTCGAACCGGCTGGAGCTGCTGACCTTTCAATATTTCAAGGACCTTTCTTCGAACGCCCTTTGACTCACGCATTGAAATCAGCATGCTTTGGTCATGATTCAAATTTGCCGCAACCGTTACGGTTCTATTCGGATTGTTTACAACGAAAGTTTCGTAGTGCTCGCCTTCGAGCTCATCATGAATACGCGCATGAAAATCATTTGGTCTTATGGTAGGTTCGCCAAATTCTTGACGTACCTGGTTAATAATCTTGAGCAAATCAAGACTAGAACATGTGTTTAGAATTTGTTGATTGATAGCTACTTGATTCATATCGTTAAACCGTTCCCTTTCTAATAATTGAATTCCGTGAAAGCTGATTTGCTTTTTATTGCTCTTGGAATACAATCGGGTCTAATGTACTTTTAGATATTCCAGTAACATCTGCGATGATTGGAATGTACTTAGGCGGTATACGGTCTTGTGAAATCCAAGACTGAACGGCTTGATATGAATAGTTCTTCCCTGATTTTTTGGTAACTAAACGGGCAACGGCACTTACGCCGCCAGCTTTTTGAATTGCATCTTTAACGATACTTTCACTAGTTACATCATCAGTTTTTTTAAGAGTGTTATTCATATTTGGAAAAGCCCTACTCGCTCATTACAAGTATTACTTTAAAGAATACAAGATTTACTTGCAATGACTTTTTTCAAGAATTGCTTTATATTTAGTACAAGATTTTCTTGTGTGCACAAACATGAACAAGCTTGAAATGGGTAAGCGGATCGCTAGAAAGCGTGATGCTAAAGGTTTGGACCAAACAGAGTTGGCACATCTGCTAGAGATTTCTCCTCAAGCAGTCCAACAATGGGAGTCGGGTCAAACCTCTCCACGTGGTAAGAATCTCGACGCACTTACTACAGTTCTCGAATGTACGAAGGCTTATCTATTTGGTGAAGAAGACGAAATAAAGCCTTTTAGCCGAGCAAGATATGTCCCTTTAATTGATTGGGTGGCCGCTGGGCACTGGAATGATCGTCAAATTGAAGTCTTAGATCAATATCCTAAAATTCTTTGTATGTTTAACGTTGGTCCTAATGGCTATGCCCTTGAAGTTAATGGGGAAAGCATGAAGGATGAATATAAACCGAAGGATATTATTTTTGTTAATCCTGACCTCCCAACCTCAATTGGTGATGATGTAATTGCCTGGTGCGCCAACGGATCTACTTTTAAACGCTTGACGGCAAATGATAATGGCTCTTTTCTTCTAAAAGCATTAAACCCTGATTGGGTGCCTCGATATATGCCTTTAGATGAAACTTGCTATATCACAGGGAAAGTTGTTGGTGCAATTAGTTCTAAGACAGATCAAGATTTAATAAGCCAGCTACTAGTTATGTAAATTTTTGCAATCCTAAAGCCTGCATAATGCAGGCTTTTTTGTGTCTATTGAAAAATAATACAAGAATTTCTTTAAATAATTATTGAATACAAGAATTACTTGTAATATGATCATTTCACCAACAACAAAAACCTAAAGTTAGGTGACTGAAAATGAAATCAACCGATCATAACCAATTTATCGATGACATTGACGGCGGTGTCTTTGCTCAGCAACTAGGCTATGCAATCAGTGAAGTTGCATCAGCAGCAGTGGATAATAACGGCAAAGGCGAAATTAACGTCAAGATCAAATTCTCAAAAGGTGTCGGTGCAAACAGCGTCACAATTGAGCACAAATTAACATCAAATACCCCTTTGCCAGATGGCAATAAAATTGAAAATCACGGTGCAAAAACATCTATGCATGTCAATAAAGACGGTGATGTTTCTCTATTTGCAAATCATACAAAACAACTTTTTGAAGAAGATGCATAAAGCATCTTCATAAAACCTCCCCCCTCCATTAAATAGGATAGAAAAGACTCATGTCAGTAGTAAATTCAGAAGTACAAGCCGTAGTTGAAAATTGCACACCAGTTCACACTTTAAACCGTGGTGATTTAGTTGCAGTACATGAAAACTTCAAAGTTATCGATACCGAAGCAAACCAAGAAGGTCGTAATCGAATTCGTGGGCGTTTTTCAACTCCAATCTTTGCAGATTTTGTGCAATACATCACAGATTCACCTACTACTGGTCCAGTACCAGTATTCGTATCCCGTGATGATGTTCAAGCAATTGCTGTTTTGAACTACAGTGAAAAAGGCTTTGATCAGGGCCATTGTGACCACAAAGCAATTTTGAAACTTGACCCTACTGTTGTATGGAAAAAACTCAATCAACTCAAAGATAGTAAGTTGGATCAAAAACGCTTTGCTACTTTCCTCGAAGATTGGGCAAGTGTTTTAAAGGCATACGATGCTGAAGAAAAAGAAATCCCTCTTAAAGATGCCATTGTTGCAGTACGCAATATGAAGGTGGATATCAACGTTTCAAACGATGCAGAAGTTGAAAATACTCGTGAAATTCGTACAGCTCAAACAGATATCGCAGCCAAAGCGAAAAAAGGCCAATTACCTGAAAAATTTAAAATTGTCGATACAGCATATGTTGGTCTAGAAGAAAAAACTCTTGAGCTTCGCGTAATCGTCAATAGCAGTAGTGGCGAGCCTATCTTTGCCGTGCAAATCATTAAAGAAGAAATTCTGGTTAATGAAATTATCCAAGAATTTAAACAAAAAGTGATTGAGCTCCTTCCAGATCAACAAGTTTTGATCGGTACATTTGAAGCCTAACCCTTAATTTAAAGCACAAAAAAAGCCCTGCTAATCTTGGCGGATTCAGGGCTTTCTAAGGTCAACTTTCATTGCTTTACGCAAGAAAATTATGGAACGAGAGCATTATGGAACAAAAGCTTTCTCAAGACAATATTTCATTTAGTTTCCCAAATGTAGTATTAGTCACGGCAATTATTTTTTTTATTGTCCTCTTTGGTATATCAATTGCAGTTTCACAGCCTATTGATATAAATCCACCTCCACAGAATAACGCTATACCTGATGTGCGCGCTTCAACATATGGTGTTACTCAACTTTCGATTACTTCAAAAAATACAGGTACAGGATTAATTAATCTTGATGGCTACCTTGTGCCTTTAGATTTCAAGTTTGAATCTTATCCTAGCGATTACGGTTCACCAGGCAGTGAGTATACAGCTGTTGATATCACTTGGTTTGATATTGGTCAAATCCTTAATCCAAATGGCAAAAAAGTTGATGACTTTACCAATTTTCAGGACCACAAAAATATCAGTGAAGCTTTGAAAAACTTTATTGAGGCTAACAAGTTGGTGGAGGCACGCTAATGTCTTCTACTGCACACGATCAAATACGCTCATCAATTGCGGCATTTAGCCAGAATCTTAGTCCTGCTCAAGTTTTAGAGTCATTGAGTAAAGGGATTGGCATTGAATACGCTGAAGTTGAAACAAGTGATTGGACCTTTATTGAAAAGAACTGCCCCATTTCGATTGCAGATATTTTTGGCGGTTGCCTTAAATTTCGCTTTTCAATGAAAACATATGATACCCAACGATTTAAAGAGAAATCTGCAAAGTACTTTTGTGAATTTCTGAATCTCGATGGTGATGGCAACGAACGTTATCGAATGGGTTTTGATAACCCGACGGTATATGTCCTTCTGAAGAATGAGAATTCTAAATTACCCGCTGGTCTTAGCAATTACATAACCTGGGGAACATATCTCAATGGTTTTGATTTCTATGTTGAGAGAAATGGGCAATTAGTAAAAACCCTACTTTCAGAAAAAGTCACGTCTCATCTTTATAAGGCGCGCCAAGCGAAGCAAGCCGCGCAACGTGCTGCTTATTTAGATCGAAATGGTTTCTTCGAAAATCTACCGCCTAAAAAACGCAAGCTTTTAGGGTAAGGAGGATTGAATCATGGGAAATGCAAACAATCAAAATAACCCGAACATGGCGCTTTGGCATTCTGTTTGTGTGACTGATCCTACACAAACCACGGAAATTAAAGGTAAGCCATATAAAGGTACATCACCTAAGGCATACTGGTTGATTCAACGCGCAACTGAAACATTCGGGCCTATAGGTCAAGGCTGGGGTGTTGACATCAAAGATCATGGTTTCCAGAAACTAGATGATGTGACTATTAGCCATTGGATAATTATTGTGCTTTGGTACATGAAAGATGGTCAAAAGTACTCTTTTGAACAATCTGGTGGATCGAAGGCTATGTATAAAGCCAGCACAGGAATTATCCATGACGAAGATGCAATCAAGAAGTCAAAAACTAATGCAACTGTAAAGGCTCTTAGTCTTTTAGGTTTTGCCGGCGATATTCATGCGGGTTACTGGAATGCACCTGGTTATCAGCAGAAAGCATATGAACATTACTACGGCAACAATCATGCTGCAGCTTCAAACAACCAGACCGAGCAACAACCGCCTGTTAACGATGTTAAAACAGTGGAACCGTCAAACCAACAAAATCTGGCTGAACAAAAGCCTAAACGGACAGAGCAAGAACTCTTTAATGCTGCTCTAAAAGCTATTTGTGATGCAAAAGAACCATCAGTTTTGAATGCAGCTTATATAAGGTTCAAAGGCACGTTTTACGAGTCAACGATTGTAGCCGCCTGCAAGAACAAAAAAACTCATGAGGGTTGGGGCCAAGCTTAAAAAATTGGCGCCCTCTCCTAAACACTCATTGATAATTATTGGAATATTAAAATGTCTTCAAAACTCACCCTTCAGTCGCCAGTACTGACAATTGAACACCTTAACCACGTATTAGAAACTGAAAAAGATAATGCGTATAACGTTGTAATGGAGTTGGTTGAAAAACCTTTGCTGGATCTTACTCTCACCCATACCCGCGGCAACCAAACTAAAGCTGCAGAACTTTTGGGCCTCAATCGCGGCACACTGCGCAAAAAACTTAAAGCCCATGGCTTGATGAAGTGAGGCCCTGAAGATGAAATATCAAATTTTAGTGCCAATCGCTCTACTACGCGCCGCCTGTATTGCTTCCAAAGATGAAGATGATTGGGACACCCGAAATATAGACTCTGTAGCAATTGTAAAACACCACATTGTCGGCACTGATGGACGTATTTTGCTTTATGCAAAATTGGAAAATATTCCAGATGATGTTTTCTTCATTATTCCAAAAGCTTATGTAGAGAGTTTCATTAAAAAAACTGCTTTTAGCTCAGGTTTAAAACATTGCCAAATCACATATGACACTGAGTCGCAAACCGGTTTAATAGAAATTCCACATCACCATAATGCTTATGAGGCATTTAAAGTTTTCTTAAAAGTAACTTATCCAGATTGGGAAAAAGTAATTCCAGCAAATACTGATTATCAAGGCTTTGTACGTTTTGGCAGTGAATACCTATTAAAAGTAGAAAAAATTTGTAGTGAATTAGGTTCTATTTGTAATCCTGTGATTACACCCACTGGAGTAGATAAAGGCGCGAACATTGATTTTCTATTTAGCGACTTTAAAGATGTCAAAGCAGTATTAATGCCTAGAAGTAATGATCCAGATTCAGCACTATATTCTGTGGTTGTTGGTCCTCATCCAGAAGATGATGAGGATGCCGTACAAATGGCCGCAGGATCAGCTGAATTAGCATTCAAAGCTGCTCACCGCCTTCGTAAGTCATTTATTTTCAATCCAAGATTTGAAAATGATCATTCAGAATTTAATGATGGTGCAAATTGGATTTATCCCGCTATTTGGAATGGTACAAAGAAAGAACATGCCGAAGAATTGAAAATCACTGAAGAATGGTTTTCAAAACCATTGAAGCGTTATGACAATGCAGAGATGGCGATTAAATATATAAAAGCCCTTAACGATTGTGTTGAGTGTTATGTCGATGATAAGTCAGTTACTGCTCAATCTGAGGAAGATGTTCTTAAGTTTTTTGCTGAAAACCCGCCTCAGCAGATTCCAAAGCTTTGGGCCGTTAATATTCCTGAAGAACCTGATTCAGCCGCAATTTTACATCCGGTACCAAGCCACAAATTAGCAAAGCAAATAGCTTTTAGGCTGAAAAAAGAAGCTCTACAACAATTCCCTAACGTTGGTCAGTCGATTGCAGATGCCGTAACAATTGAGGAATGGCAAGGTACACCGGATGAACACGCCAAGTATTTAAAATCAAATCCACACTGGTGGCTTAGCACCACATTCTTGGAGAACAACAATGATTAATCCAAGCTTGCAATTATATTTGAGACAAAAATTTGAAGAACTTCCTGAGTTTAAACATTTGCTTGAATTATGCGAATGGGATGATAACGCTGGCGTATATGTAAATACCTCTGGTAGTGACGAGTTTGAGCATTATGCTGACGGGTGTAATGGTGGCCTAACCGCCTTTATATGTCAGCAACACAAAATTGAGGAGTTAAAATCTCAATTAGAGAAATATCAAAACCCAGATTTAAGCGCAGATACTAATGCTCTGATTAATAACTTTGCTGATCAAATGAAAGTTAAGTTACTCAAGGCCCAAGAAAAATATGGCTTCAACGACGACTGGAAAAGTTCAGATTGGGAGGCTAAATGCCGGGGTGAATTATACCGTCACCTCAATAAAGGCGATCCAATTGATGTAGCAAATTATTGTGCATTTATGCTTTTCCATAAGTGGTCTACTAGTTTTTTAGATTCTGCGTATGCCCTTATGCCAAAGGAGCCAACTGAAGAAATGATGTTGAAAGCGTTAAACGCTATCAAGTCAGAAATTGGCAAGGACCATATTGATGTCAAAATTATTCATACTTGGCGAGAAATGTACTTAGCATTTAATGGCGATATTAAACCTCATGCAAATCATGGTATCACCCTTACCTGTGAAGCTTTACTTGAAGCATTTCAGTATGGTGCACCAGATTACAACTTTGATGATGAGGAATTAATAGAAGATATTAAAAATCAACTATCTACTGAAATGACAATTCTTTGGTGGGAAAACGGACACAGTGGTACTGGCTTCTATGCTTATTACACTGACTATCCAGAAGAAGGCTCAATTAAATTAGGTGGTGCCAATGAACACTGAAAATGATAGAGATGATTTTGAAGATGCTTTTCTAGGCGCTGGTGGTAAGCCATATCAATTAGAGAAAGAAGATGGAGAATATACTTCATCTCAAGCCTACTTTGGTTGGATGATGTGGAAAGCGGCAAAACTACATGAAAAATTGCAGCTTAAAGGTTTCACAGTGGTGCCAGAAGACCAAGCAAAGGATACAGCACGTCTGGATTTTATGCTTGCAAAAGGTCGCATCATTTCAGAAAAAACAAACTACAACGAGTGTTCCAAGCCAATTGCTACAGGGCTTTGTGTTTGTGATGTGTATTGGATTGACGGTATGGATCGTTTAACTGAGTCACTACATCAGACAGACCGAGAAGCAATAGATGCTGCAATGGAGAATCACAATGCCTGATATCAAGAAAGAACGAGAGGCTTTGGTAGCTGAAATTGAGCTTTTTATTACGGAAGCAATGAAAGCTTATGTGGTTGACCGTTGGGCTAATTCATATCAAAACACGGAACCATTTGCATATGTAATTAATGAAAAAAATGAAATTTGGTGGTTGAAAACTCAAGCACATCAACTATGGCAATTTTGGCAGTCTGCTAAAGTTCTATCGGCCACACAACTTAAAGACCGTGTGGTGGAGCCTGTCTGGGTGGCTACTAATTTTCTATTACCAGATGAAGGCGAAATAGTTCTATTCATCGATAATCATAATGTAATCCATGAAGGCTTTATAAGTACAGATTATGTAGATGGTCCTTATGGTGAAAACGGTGAAGACTTTGGCGGTGATAAAACCTTATGGTCTTCAAACTCGAATGGCTGGGAACTATTACCAGATGAAGTTAAATATTGGATGAAACGTCCAGATAGTCCATTAGAAACAGTAAGGGGCTGAAAATGAATATTGAAAATATTTTTAAGGCAAAAGCAAAACAAAGCTTATTAACCAAAATTGTAGAATTGCAATCTCAAATTGCTAATGGCTGGGGTGAATGCATAATCCCTGAATCATCTCTTGATTACAGCATTAAAACTATACGCACTCTTCTTGAGGAATATGTCCGGTTGGGATTGTTTTCTCAAGAGGAAATGGACGAATTTTGGATATTCGTGAATCAATCTCGCCGAATACTTCGAACTCGTCATGCTGTTGAAAAGCTTACACAAGAAGTTGAGAAAAACAAAAGTAATATCTCGGAAAGCTTAAAAAATGTTTCTCAAGATGTTATCAATCTTGTTTCACAATTTCGATATCCAACTGAAAAGTTGTTAAAGGTTAAGGATAAACAAGAAGCTTACACAGACGCGGAGGAATCATGA